TCACTTTTGAGCGAACACGGACGCCACGAATACCTCATTGAGGAAGTATTTCGCGGTGTTCGTATTCGCGCCATTTGGTACGGCTGACGGCGCGAAGCACGAACTCAGAGCCTCACCCTCTGCAACCGTCTTTTCCGCGAGTTTGACCGAGATTTTACTTTTATCGCCCGCGAAATTCAAGTGGAGCAGAAGACGTCCATCATCATAGAGATATGCAGCTTTGAGGAAGGTATCGACCAGCCAGATCCTTGTTCTGATATCCGAAGGATCTTCATTGCGGAAGCGTTTCAGGAACCAGACTACCGATTCCCGCTCAAGGGCCGGGGCGCTCCCGGCGAGCTTCTCTTTGGCAATACCGACCTCCAGGGCGGCCCGCTTCCCTTCCAACTCCACCAGATGGCTTTTGACGCTGTCCGTGATAAAGCCGCTGTCGATCAGATCCATGTTGTTCTTGATCGCGTCGTTCACCTCGCGGAGCTGCTGCTCGAGGCCGGAAGCTACATCGTCTGTATTCTGCCGGGCCTGCCAATCCATGAAGCGGTCGGCGATCTCGTTTACCATCTCGTCGCTGTTCACGATCTCGGCGAGTTTGGTGACAACGACGTCCTCGATCCAATCTTTCTGTGCCCGCTCTTTGGTGCACAGCTTGGCCCGCCTGCCGACACAGGTATAGTAGGAATACACCTTTCCTGTTTTGCTCGTGCCGGAATCTCCCGTCATGGGCTTACCGCATTCCCCGCAGAACAGCTTCGATGTGAGCAAGAAGCCGCCGTCCGCCTTTTTCGCTGCAGGGGATTCATGATTCTTCTCTACCATCTTTTGCACCTTCTCGAACAGCGCACGGTCGACAATCGGTGGAATGCCGTTTTCGTCTCGGATTTCGCAATACTCATAAACGCCGATGTACTTCTCATTTTGGAGAATGCGCCGGATCGAGCTTTTGTTGAATCGGTTTCCCCTGCTGGTATGGAAACCTTCATTGTTCAGCTCGGTATAGATCTCTTTCGCCGACTTCCCCGCCGCGTATTCCTCGAAGATGCGCTTCACGATGGGCGCGGTCTCCGGGTCATGCTCAAACCGCTTATCCGGGCCTCTGCGCAGGCCAAACACCTGTTGCCCCAGCGTCTGTCTTTTCAAGGCGCTGTCATAGTTCCCGCGCTTTACATTCTGCGACAGGTTGGCCGAGTAATACTCGGCGAAGCCTTCCATGACAGATTCCAGGATGATTCCTTCCGGGCCGTCCGGTATGTACTCCTTTGCGTACAGAACCCTCACGCCGTTCTGTTTGAGCTTCGCCTTATAGATGGCGCTGTCATACCGGGAGCGAGCGAAACGGTCATTCTTCCAAGTTATAACCACGGAGAACTGTCCCTTCGCGCTGTCGCGGATCATCTTCTGAAATTTCGGGCGCTTATCGGAAGTGCCGGTCAAGGCCCGGTCGCAGTATTCCTCTACGATACGGATTCCAAACTTTTCGGCGTAGGCATGGCAATCCCGAAGCTGCCCCTCTATGCTTTCCTCTCGCTGGCCGGAGGAGGAATACCGGGCATAGATCACGCCGATCTCCTGATCTAACGGCTTTTTGTCCTTTGCCATCTTACCCCTCCAACGAATACGATTTGCGGGCAAGGGTAGCCTCGTTCGCTGTCGGCTCGCAAATCAGCACCTCAACGTCAGAGCGCCCATTCAGCGCGAAGCGATAGGTGACGGTGATTTCCTCCCCGTTCCTGACCTCTTTTATCAGGTCGGCATCGGCACCGTTGATATCGGAGCAGTCTTCCAATTCCACATCTTCCTGGAACGCCTTTACAACAAAACTGCACAGGGCATAGTAAGGATCTGCCTGATCGTTTTTATATACGGCCTCAATCACGAGGTATTCGCGGCCGTCATCCCCTTCTGTGATTGAGCAGTCGCGCAGCTCCAGGGACATATCATCAAATTCGGCTATCTCTGTGAGAGCTTCTTCCACGGGCGGCTCGGTTGCTTCGGCTACTATGCCCTCACCCGTGGCCGGTGTTTCTTCCGGCTCTTGACCCGCTGGCGAAGAATCGGAACAGCCAACTAAAAATACCAAGATCAGGGCAACAAACAGCACAACAGCAGCTTTTTTCATTGTATTCCCTCCCCGCCGTGTCGAATCCCGGCGAAAGTGATATTCTCCCGATTGTTACATTTTTGTAATTATTGTGGTATATTAGGGTCACCGTCGACGGCAGAATCATTGAAAGGAGTTCTAACCATGACCGAGGAAGAGGCCAGGGCCATTGTAGCCATGCTTACCACAGAGGAAAAGATTCTGCTCAACGAGATGCTAAAAGACCTTGAACAAAAGCGTCAACCTTCATTATCTCCTCAGGCGTCAAAGACATGAGCCGCTTAATAAGTTCTCTATCAAGCCCGTCACCGCTTTCGGTGGTGGGCTTTTCTTCTGCCGAAATGATCTTTGCATTGCTGTATTTTGGAACATCAAGGCCACAAAGCCAGGCGGGATTTACGCCGAGGTTAAGCGCAATAAGCTGGATGGCCATCTTCGATGGTTCGCGCTGCCCGGAAAGATACATGGATATGCTCGACTTTGGGCAGCCAAGTTTCAGGGAAAGGTCGATAATCGACATATCCCCCATTGCCTCACGGAAACGGTCTTTATCGAAAACATGATCAGACATGCCTTTTCCCTCCTCGAATACATTGATTATATTAAAACACAATGTGAACAAAAAATCAACCATTTTGTTCGTTTTGTGATTGACATTGAAAAAATCGTGTGCTAATATAGCCACGAGAATTGTTCACGGAGTGAACATCAAGGAGGTGACGTCCAATGGAACTGACGCTTCGCGGAATTATTCTGTCTAAATATCACTCCATCTCTGATTTTGCTATTGATATTGGCTGGCCACGTGGCAAGGCTTCACGCATTGCAAACGGCACCCAGCAGCCGAGCAAGGGCGACATGGAGCAGATGATCCGTGTTCTTGAAATCAAGAAAAACGCCGTAGCGCCTGTTTTTTTTGGCTCAATGTTCACGGAGTGAACCTTAGAGGGAGGTGTGAAAGATGTATGTCAACCCGTTCTGGTTCGGCTTTGTCCTCGGCGCTGTCGCCTGTACCGTCGTGATCTTTGGCATTGCCATGATTGCGAACAGGAAGCGGTGAGCCATGGAAGGACTGGAAACCGTGAGAATTGATCCCGCCCTCGTTCCTGACTGTGATTATGACAGAGCTTGCGCCGCGCTATATCAGAGCATCACTCAAGCGCTGGCCGATCCCAAACTCCGCCAGGAATACGAGGATTGGAAAAAGAAAAACGCGGCCTGTGCCGCGGTCTGATTGGAGGTGAAGTCATGGACAAGGAAAGCATTCTGCGAATGGCAGCGGGTGCAATCGAGGAGCGCGTCGACTATGAGGTCTCTCGCGTGATCGACAACATCGTCGACGTCAACACGAATCCCACGGCCAAGCGCAAGATCACCATCACGCTCGAGTTTACCCCGGACAGCCAGCGTCAGCACATCAGTCTCAGCGCCTCGGCGAAGGCCACGCTTGCCCCGGCCCAGCCGGTCAACACCGCCATGTGCATAACCAGCGACGGCAACGGCGAAATGGTTGTTGCCGAGATGGTCCCGCACATACCCGGCCAGCTCGACATGGAGGGCAACGAGCAGCCACAGCCGAAGATTCTGAAACTGGTCGCCCAAAACTAAAAAAGGAGGATAAACCCATGATTGAAAAAGCCCTGCGCTATCTCGTCGGCCTCAAAGAAAACAAGACCTATGAGATCGACGGGAAAACCTACTCCGACCACAAGTTGGAGCAGATCACCGGCCTGTATCACTACCCCGCGACCGTCCACGTCGAGAGCCTGGACGCCATCGTGAAGCTGATTCGGGCCGAGTACACCGGCAAAAACCCCGATGCTCACAAGCCGCCTCTGTTCGTAAGGGTCGAAGGCCCCACATCAGTTGAGGTGTTCACCCGTCTGGATGATATCGCCTGCCGTTCCACGCCCTATGAGGCTGTGTGCCGCGACGTCAACTTCAAGGAAGGATGGCGCGGCCAGCAAGAGGCGATTATCGAGCTCCGCAGCCGGTTCATTCCCACGGACGATTCCGCTTATCTGCTGGGCCTGATCTCCCGCATCAACAATGAAGAAGGCGTCCAGAGCACCGACAACGGTGTGAGCCAAACCGTGACCGCCAAGAAGGGGGTTTCCCTGATGGCCACCGAACAGGTCAAGCCCAGGCTCTCCCTGCAGCCGTTCCGCACCTTCCGCGAGGTAGCCCAGCCCGAGAGCGAGTTCATTCTTCGCCTGGACGAAGATGGGCGCGTCGGTCTGTTCGAAGCAGACGGCGGTATCTGGAAGATCGAGGCCAAGATCAACATTGCCGCCTATCTCAGTTCTGCCCTCGCCAGCGAGGTCGAAAGCGGCGTGGTTGTCGTGATGATCTGAGGTCTGCGCCATGAGTACCGAAAGGAAAATGGAAAACACCCCTGCTGCAACAGGGGTGTCTTCCGAAAGATCATGCGCTGTCGTTGATACCGACGCCATGATTCTACCATCCGATGTGCCGGATGTCAACGAGGATTGTTTCCGGCTCCCTGATCTGCTGCGGCGCACCGGCGTTCAGGCGAAAGAGGCCGCTGCCGTCATTCAGCAGAGGTTTCCGAAGTTCACGCGCCAGATCTTCAGTCAGTGCAGCTCCCCGGAGAAATACGGGTGCATCGTTCATCCTGGCGTGATCCGCATTCTCCGGGACGCATACGGGATCGGCCCCGCCGACGATGCGCCGGTCTTTCCCAAACTGCCGGACAGCGAGAAGCCACCCACGCAATGCGAGACGGTCCTGAAACATATCCGCGTCTTTGGCTCCATCACGGCTCTGGAAGCTCAAAGGGCCTATGGGATCATGCGGCTCGCCTCCCGGATCTCCGATCTTCGGAGGCTCGGCTATTCGTTCCGCGTGGTCACCGAGACCGGCAAAAACCGCTACGGCGAGAGCACCAACTACGCCCGGTATTTTCTTCCCGAGGCCGGAGGAATTGCAGCCCGGCCCGAGCCTATCAACATTGAGAAAGGATTGTGAATCAATGAACATCTATGAGATCGACAAAGCCATCGAGGAGCTGATCGCCTCATCCATCGACCCGGAAACCGGGGAGCTGATGATCGAGGACGCGGCCCTCGATGAATTGCAGATGGAACGCACGGCCAAGGTTGAAAACCTGGCCCTGTACATCAAGAACAGCGCCGCCCTCGCCGCCGGTATCCGTCAGGAGGAGGCGGCCCTCGCGGATCGCCGCCGGGCAATCGAGCGCAAGGTTGACCGTTTGAAGCGGTATCTGGACTACGCTCTCGGCGGCCAGAAGTTCACGACCGAGAAAGTCGCCTGCACCTTCCGAAAGAGCGAAAGCGTGGAGATCGCCCCCGAGTTCATCGAGTGGGCCGCCGCCAATGACGCCTCCCTGCTTCGCATGAAGGAGCCGGAAGCCGACAAGGCCGCCATCAAGAAACTGCTGAAAGACGGCGCGGAGATCCCCTATGCCGCGCTGGTCACGAAGCAGAGCATCACCATCAAGTGAGGAGGGCCGGTATGGATAATCCGAATATGGCCTTGTATGAGCGCCTCCGCTCCGTGCCGGAAGAGGCAAAGAAGCCCATCACAGCAGGCCGCCTTAAAGGCTTTACCGATATTAACCCCATGTGGCGGATCAAGGTACTCACCGAGGCTTTCGGCCCATGCGGGATCGGCTGGTGGTACAAGATCACGGACAAGCATCTCGAGGGCAACGGTCAGGAAATCCGGGCCTTTGTGGATATCGAACTCTACTACCGCTGGAACGGCGAGGTCTCTCAGCCTGTCCCCGGTACGGGCGGCGCTTCTTTCCTCACCATGGAGAAAAACGGGGCCTACACCAGCGACGAATGCTACAAGATGGCCCTCACCGATGCGATCTCGGTAGCTGCAAAGGCGCTCGGCGTCGCCGCTGATGTGTTCTATGCCAAAGACCGCGATAAATACACGCAACGAGAGGATGATCCCCCGCGCCCGCAGGGTCAGCAGCAGCCTCCGCAGCAGCGGCAGCCCGCCCAGCGCCCCGCTCCGCAGCAGAACCCTCCCGAGGAAGGATTTGTTCCCACCTGTGCCGATTGCGGCGTGAAGATCGATGATCGTGTTCACGATTATTCCGTCAGGCGCTTCGGTCGCCCCCTCTGCCGTGATTGCCAGAAGAAGGCATGAAGGGCCGCCTGATAGATTTCTCCTTCGGTTTTAACCGCAAGCAGCGCGTCACCATTGAGCTTGACACCGACTTCCGTGAGGGCTTTGACGCCCTCAAGGGAGCCGATGTCGAGGTCAGCATCAAGAAGTGGCGAGCCCGCCGCTCCCTCGATGCAAACGCCTATTTCCATGTCCTTGTGAACGCTATCGCAGAGGCCAGGGGCATAGGCGATGAAGAAGTGAAGCGGGAGCTGGTGCTGGAATACGGCGTCGTGGCCCGCGACGATGACGGGAACAAACTCGGCAGCATGCTCCCTGCCGGGGTGGACGCCTCCCTCTACTACAAGTATGCGAAATGGTACAAGAGCATGGAGGTCAACGGGAAAGAGGTTGACTGCTACCTGTTCTATAAGCCCACGCACGAGATGGACACGAAGGAGATGGCCCGGCTGATCGACGGGACAATAGAGGTCGCCAAGGATCTCAACATCGAAACCGATACCCCGGAGCAGAAAGCGAGGTTTTACCAGTGAAAAAGGTCTTTTGCGATTACTGCGGACGCCGGGCCGAATACGTGGACAGCAAGGTGGTCTACGGCAAGAGCTACGGCATGATCTACCTCTGCCGTAACTGCATGGCCTATGTCGGCGTGCATAAGGGAACAGACAAGCCACTGGGCCGCCTGGCGAATGCGGAGCTGCGCCATTGGAAAATGCAGGCCCACGCCGCCTTTGATCCCCTCTGGCAACATGGCCCCTACAAGGGGCGCAGAAACGGGGCTTATGCGTGGCTCGCCTCGCAGATGGGCCTCCCGGTAGAAAAAACGCACATCGGCATGTTCGATGTGCAGCAATGCAAGCGGGTCATTCAGATCTGCAAAGAAAGGAGTTTTAACTATGGAAAATAACAACGCCCCCACCATCGAGATCACCGTCGCCGAGTACACCGAACTCGTCAGAGCGAAACTCGGTATCGACATGATCGGCAGCTCTCTCGGCAAGTATGGCCCTGACGATAGCGTTGTAAAGGCCGTCTGCAAGCCCTTTGGCTATGAGTACAAGGAGGACGGCGACGATGCTTAACCACATCGTGATCATGGGCCGTCTGACCCGCGACCCGGAACTCCGCTACACGCAGAGCAATACGCCGGTCGCCAGTTTTACGCTCGCCGTCGACCGCGACTATTCGCCCCAGGGCGGCGAGCGCGAGACGGATTTCATTGATTGCGTAGCCTGGCGCGGCACCGCCGAGTTCGCGGACAAATATTTCTTCAAGGGCCAGATGGCCGTCGTATCCGGCAGGCTGCAGAGCCGCAAGTGGCAGGATCGGGACAACAACAGCCGCACGAGCTGGGAGATCAATGTTTCCAACCTGTACTTCGGCGAAAAGAAAGAAAGCAGCCGTGGCAGTTATTCCAGCGACAGCTATAGTCAGCCCGCTCCGCCTCCTGCACAGCAGTACAGCAGAGGCCCCGGCAATTATGGCAATCCGAATGTCGAGCCACCGAGCAACGACGGCTTCCCGCCGCAGCAGCAGACTTTCAGAGACCTCGACGATGATGACGGCGAGCTGCCGTTCTAAGGAGTGACCGCAATGGCGCGTGAATACTTCTGCGCCTATCACAGTCTTCTGGAAAGCCTAACGCCTTACGGTGACGCAGAGGTCGGGCGTCTTTTCCGCGCATGTCTGCAATATAGCATGACCGGCGAAGACCCTGACCTTCGCGGGAACGAAAGGTTTATATGGCCTACCTTGAAGCAAGGGATAGACCGGGACAAAAGTTCATACGAGGCCACATGTTTAAAAAACAGGGAAAACGGCTCCAAAGGCGGCAGACCTCCGAAAAACCGAGAAAACCCACCGGTTTTTGAAGAAACCAAAAAAAGCCAAGAAGAAGGAGAAGGAGAAGAAGAAGGAAAAGAAGATTTTTCTCCTGATCCCGTACCCGCGGAAGGACGCGCGGGCGCGTGCGACCCGAATCTCGGAAAGGTTATGTCGTTCTTCATGGATCGTGTCAATCCCTCGCCCTCGCCCATCGCAATCGGGGATATTCAGTTTTTCCTGTATCAGGCAAACCTCGATGCTGACGTTATGATCCACGCCATGCAGATCGCCATCGACGAGCGGAAAAACTCATGGTCATACATCAAGGCTATTCTGCAGCGGTACGCCAACACTGGCCTTAATACCATGAACGCTGTGCTCAATGACGAACAGCAGCGAGCCGCCGCCCGCGCATCCGGTGGCAGGCAAGCAAAGCCGCCGAGATCTTCAAAGGGGCAGGACGCCGTTTCTGATCTGCTCGCCCTGCACAGTCGGTACAAGGAGGAATCATGACTAAACTTGAGATTGCCGAGATCTTCGCGGTATGGGCGCTCAACGGCAACTGGGCTGCCTCCGAACTGTTCCAGGGCGACCAGCAGATGAAAGATCTCCGGATCAGCCTTTATGCGGAGCAGCTCTCCGATATCGACTACTGGCAAGGGCTTCTCGGAGCGTCCCACTCTCTCAAAACGAGACGCTTTCCGCCTAATATTGCCGAGTTCTCAGAGGATATCAAGACAGCGGTCGAAAAAACGGAATCCGAAATCAGCTACGCATATCTTGCCGCACGAAATGCTGTTCGGATTGCAGAAGACCTCGGACTTGACGTGCAGGAAGCAATCGAAAGGCTCCCACAGCGAACGAAAACCGTTATACGGGTTATGGGCGGTCTGGACGCTTTCGCCCCAAAAGATAGCCGTGTTTTCAACATGGACGGCTTCGAAACCACATACCGTTCTCTTTTGAGGAAGAGGAACGCACTCACAGGAGAAAAATACACGGAACTCCCTGCCGAGCATAAGGCTCTGCCGGGATCAAAGAAAGGATAAGAACATGAACAAAACCAAATCCACCTTCGTGACCATCATCATTGCCGTCATGCTGGCCATCATCACGGCTGGTCTGTACAAGCTGTTTCTTCCCGGCTTCATTGCCATCACCGGCACTCTCGCCGCCTACGGCTTCTTTCACAGCGCGTCCGATTTCAACCGCTGGCTTCGCAAGGAGCCGCCCCTTACCGTCGCGGAGCTGCCGGGCGGAAGGCCCGAGACGTTTTACGACTGGGAAAAGGACGCGGAGATTGCCCCCGTAAACCTGGCGCAGGCTGATCCGCTGCCGAAGCAGACCGCCGAGGAAATCAATCAGGCCGTTACCGAGATCATTGAGGAAATGAAAAACTCTCCCGCTGGCGCATGAGCGCAGCGGCAAAGGAAGTGGAACTATGGATTTTACCCCGGAGCAGCTAAAGCAGCTCATGAGAGAGGCCATCCGAGAGGAACGGGAGGCCGAACGCCGGGAGCTTCAGGAAGTGGCCGACCGGCGGCTCCATAACACGGAGCTTCTTCTTCGCAATTACAAATATCTCAAAGCCCACGCGGAAAACGCCGTGTATGAGGCCGAGGAAGTCGAATCCGCTCAGGATATCCTTCAAGACCTCATGCTTGGCCGGAACTCCGTCACGGTTGAGAGCATCAAGCGGTCGGCAGCTCGGACCGTCGTGATTATGAATCATGTGGATCGAATGCTGAACGCCTATGAATCCATCTGCCTCAATTCGAGCCGTGACACCGATCCCCGCAAATGGGACGCCATCTACAGCAAGTATATCCGGGAGCCGCAGCTCTCCGTTGCGGAGATTGCACGCAATCACGGAGTGGTCGAACAGGTGATCTATGACGATCTCCGAGACGCAAAGACTTTCCTCGGGGTGCTGTTTTTCGGGATCGACGGCGTTCCTGATCGCAGGAAAAAGAAAGGAAAGAGACCATGATTAAACAGGCCCTTAACATTCTCGGCACGGAATACACCCTCTGCATTGCCACCGTCCGGGAGGACACCTCTCTGAAAGAAATGGACGGCTACTGCGACAAAACCGTGAAAAAGATCGTAGTTCTCGCCGAAGACGAAGATGCTGGCGTTACCAGCGTCCAGGACTTCGCTGTTTACCAGCGGAAGGTCATGCGCCACGAGATCATCCACGCTTTTCTGTTCGAGAGCGGTCTTCATGAGAATTGGGATCATAAGGTCGGCCACGATGAAACCTATGTGGACTGGATCGCTACCCAATGGCCGAAGATGGCAGCGGTGTTCAAGGAGGCCGGGTGCGATGGCTAAGAGGAGCGGTTTTCTCGCCCGCATGGAATCTGCCAAGGAGCGCAGCAACAAGGAAACGCTGTTCTTCACCCGGCAGAATATGTGCGATATCGCCCTGCTGGTTCTGCATGAGGAGTTCGGCTTCGGCCCGGAACGTCTGATGCGCTTCTGTAAGGCCATCTCCAAGAAATACGGCGACTTTGCCGATCTCTGGAACGGCGACACAAAGGACGTGGAATACAGCAAGGCCGTCCTTGACCGGGCGCTCAAACAGATCTGCGGCAAGTATTTCATCCCGTGGGATGAACGGTACACGATGTAGGAGGTGGGCATGGGCACGACAAAAACAAGCACCCTTGTTAGAAACCCGAACGGGCTTTACCACCTCAGGATCACCAACGAGAGCCGGAAGATCGAAGTCGAGGTCGACAACATTCTTTTCGACGATGCTATTTGCCTGATCGAAAGCTATATGACGAACGGAGAGGAGGCCATTCTCGATGACCTACCTTGAATTTCTAAAATCAAAAGTCGAGGTCGCACCGGTGAGCGGCTTTCCAGTCGCCCCGGAAGATCTTTCCCCTGTTCTGAAACCGCACCAGCGGGACGCGGTGCGCTGGGCCGTCGCCGGTGGACGCAGGGCGCTGTTTGAATCCTTCGGCCTCGGCAAAACCCTCCAGGAGCTGGAATACTGCCGTCTGGTTCTTCGGCACGAGGGCGGCAAGGCGCTGATCGTGCTGCCGCTGGGCGTCCGCCAGGAGTTCAAGCGTGACGCGGTGCAGCTGCTCGGTATAGAGGAGCCGCGATACATCACAAGCCCCCTTGATGCGTCAGAGGACGGAAAGATCTATCTGACCAACTATGAGCGCGTCCGGGACGGCGAGATCGACCCGAAGGGATTCACCGTCTGCGTGCTCGACGAAGCGGCGGTGCTCCGCTCCTTTGGCAGCAAAACCTATCAGACATTCCTCCCCAAGTTCAAGGGCGTCAAGTATAAGCTGGTTGCCACGGCCACGCCAGCCCCGAACCGGCTGAAAGAGCTGATCCACTATGCCGGATTCCTGGAGATCATGGACACAGGGCAGGCGCTGACGCGCTTCTTCCAGCGAGACAGCACAAAGGCGAACAACCTGACCCTATACCCGCACAAGGAAGAGGAGTTCTGGCTCTGGGTATCGAGCTGGGCGCTGTTCATTTCAAAGCCCTCGGATCTCGGTTATGACGATGAAGGCTATGCCCTGCCGCCGATGGATGTACGCCCGCACATGATCTCCCGTGGCTATGAGGGGATCGCCGACAAGGGCGGGCAGTACAAGATGATGAACGACGCCGCGACCAGCCTGCAGGAGGCGGCCCGCGAGAAGAAAGAGAGCATCGGTTCCCGCTGCGCTCTGGCAAAGGAGATCGTGGACAGCGACCCGGACGCGCATTTCATCCTTTGGCATGACCGGGAAGAGGAACGCCATGAGCTGAAACGGCTGATTCCTGAGGCCGTGGATATCTACGGCACGATGGACTATGACGAACGAGAGCGCCGGGTGATCGACTTCTCCGAGGGCCGGACGCGGATCTTCGCCACGAAGAAAAGCCTCTCCGGCTGCGGCTGCAACTTCCAGCGGTATTGCCACCGGGCGATCTTCGTCGGGATCGACTACGAATTCCATGATTTCATCCAGGCGGTGCACCGCATCTACCGTTTCCTGCAATCGGAACAGGTTATCATCGACATTCTTTACACCGAAGCCGAAGAGCCGATCTATCGGGCACTGATGGAGAAGTGGAAGCAGCACAATGAGCAGCAGGAGCGGATGCGCGAGATCGTTCAAAAATATGGGCTTAACGAAGCGGCGCAGGCCGAGCGCATGGCCCGGAGTATAGGAGTTGAGACAGTGAGAGTTGACGGAAAACGCTTCACCGCCATTCATGGCGATTGCGTAGAGGAGACGGCCAAGATGGAGGAAAACAGCGTGGACATGATCCTGACCTCCATTCCCTTCTCCAACCACTACGAATACACCCCCAGTTATAACGACTTCGGCCACAACGAGAACACGGCCCGTTTCTTCGAGCAGATGGATTTCCTCTCGCCGGAGCTGCTGCGGGTGCTGCGCCCCGGCCGGGTGTTCGCCTGCCATGTCAAGGATCGGGTTCTGTTCGGAAACGCCACCGGGACAGGCATGCCGACCATGGAGCCGTTTCACGCACTGTGCATCGAGCACTACATGAAGCATGGCTTTCAGTACTTCGGCATGATCACCGTCGTGACCGACGTGGTGCGAGAGAACAACCAGACTTACCGACTTGGCTGGACGGAGCAGTGCAAGGACGGCACCAAGATGGGCGTCGGCTGCCCTGAGTACATTCTTTTGTTCCGAAAGCTCCCGACGGACACCTCCACCGCTTACGCCGATACGCCGGTCAAAAAGAGCAAAGAGGCCTACACCCGCGCTCAGTGGCAGATCGACGCGCACGGCTTCTGGCGCAGCAGCGGCGACCGCCTCATGACCAAAGAAGAGATCGAGAACACGCCGGTCGACCGGCTGCAGGCCGTCTATCGGCAGTACAGCCGGGACAGCGTTTACAGTTACGCCGAGCATGTCGAGATTGCAAAGAAACTGGACGCAGATGGCCATCTCCCGGCGACCTTCATGGTCGTGGCCCCCGGCTCCTGGAGCGAAGAGGTATGGGACGATGTAAACCGAATGCGGACGCTGAACACCACGCAGAGCCAGCGCCGCCAGCAGATGCACGTCTGCCCGCTGCAATTTGACATTGTGGACAGACTGATAAACCGTTACAGCAACGAGGGCGACCTGATCTTTGATCCATTCGGCGGGATCGGAACCACGCCGCTGCGGGCGCTCAAAGCAGGACGGCGGGGCCTTATGACCGAGCTGAACCCTGACTATTTCCGTGACGCGGTCGGGTACCTGGACGCCGAGGAAACGAAGATCGACACCCCGACGCTGTTTGACTACCTGGGGATCGACGCATGAGGAGGTAATCATGCTCAAAATCATGCCCTGCGATTTCCGAACAGCGCAAACCTTCGTGAAAGATCATCACCGGCATAACAAGCCGCCGGTCGGCCACAAATTCTCTATTGCCTGTTTTGATGGAGATCGGCTTTGTGGCGTCGCCATGGTCGGGCGTCCAGTCGCCAGGTATCTGGATGATGGCCTTACCCTGGAGGTCAACCGATGCTGCACCGATGGAACAAGGAACGCCTGTTCGATGCTCTACGGTGCAGCTTGGAGGGCGGCAAAGGCCCTCGGTTATAAGCGCCTGTTCACCTATACCCGTCAATCGGAGAACGGCGCAAGTCTCCGGGCCTCGAACTGGATTTGCGACGGCCCAGCCGGAGGAACGCATTGGACAGGCCTGCGATATGAGCAGTTGGAGATCGTATTGGATGAAAAGAAAATCAGATGGCATAAGGAGGTTGAAACATGAAACCAATATACGAGCCTCGAGGAAAGGCAAAAGAATATGGCGATTACGCTATCAACATCTACACCGGCTGCCCGCACCGCTGCTATTACTGCTTTGCGCCGGGCGTGCTGCATCGTCAGAAAGAGGAGTTTCACCTTGCAGTTTATCCTCGGAACGACATCGTAGCTGAGACGCGCAGGCAGCTTGAACGGGAGCCGATCACTGGGAAGCTCATTCACCTTTGCTTCACCTGCGACCCCTACCCCACTGGTTATGACAGCACACCCACACGGGAGATCATTCAGCTTTTGAAGGACTACGGGAACCATGTCCAGATCCTCACCAAGGGTGACGGCAGCCGGGATTTTGATTTGCTGGATGAAAACGACTGGTACGGGATCACGATTACAGGACGCGCAAATGACGTCGAAACAGAGCCAGGTGCAATCCCGCCTCATAAGCGCCTTGCCATTCTGTGCAACGCCAAGATGCGAGGCCTAAACACTTGGGTAAGCCTTGAGCCAGTCATTGACGCCGACGCGGTTCTACGTTTCATCGGAATGCATTATCCGATAATCGACAAGGTGAAAATCGGTAAACTCAACTATCACCAGTCCGAAATCAACTGGAGGGAGTTTGGGCTTGCAGCAGAGGCTATGTGCGAGGCATACAGGTTGGATTACTACATCAAGGACAGCCTGCGGGCGGAAATGGATCGATAGGATGAAATCTATACTTATAAGCATCCGGCCAAAGTGGTGTGAGCTGATTGCATGCAGAAAGAAAACCATTGAAGTCCGCAAGACCCGCCCAAAACTGGAATCACCGTTTAAGTGCTACATCTATGAGACAAAAGGCTTTGAGCGGGTCGGAAACGAAAATTTGTGTTGCACCATTGGCGGGAAGGGTCACGGAGCGATAATCGGCGAGTTTGTTTGTGATGCCATCTATGAAATCAAAAACGTAGGAAACGCATTCAAAGTAGGCAAAACCGAAGCTGAAACAAACAATGTGGCGTATGCTTCTTGTCTGGATTTCACCGATATGCATGATTATCTCGGTCATAAAGGCGGGTACGGCTGGCACATTTCTGATCTGAAGATCTACGATCAGCCGAAGAAACTGAGCGAGTTTCTTACATTTGTTAAGTGCCACAGGGGAAACGACAGAGAAAACTGCTCTGGCTGTTGGGATTGCGAAATCAAGCGCCCGCCTCAGAGTTGGTGCTATGTGGAGGACATGAAATGAAAACGATTCTTGAAGATATCTCGTTTGCCGTCGGTGGCTTCTTCCTTGTGCTTTATGTCTGCCTGGTGCTCCTGATCTGCAAGCTGCTGGGCGTCGATCTGGAGGATGATTTCTATGACTGAGTGCATCAAGCGCGAGGCGGCAATCAAATGTTGTTCATTCGGAAGAACATCTCTTGGGCTGATAGACGAATTAAGACGCATCCCCGCCGCCAATGTTGTAGAGATTCCTGCAACCGGGATCGGCGATCTGAGCGACGGCTACCACACCTTTAATGGCCTGTACCACCAGCGCATGATCCTGTTCGCCGCGATAGTGAAGCAGAACAAGGACAAGGCATGGAAGTCCTACCGTCACGAGGACGGAGAGCTGTGCTTCGGCGGCGGGTGGTTTATCGTCGGTATTGATACGCCCGAAGGTAGCTATACCTACCACTACGAGAACAAGGACTTTGACCTGTTCGATTGTGAGGAGTTGCCTGTTGCAAAGCACTGGGACGGGCACACAGAGAAAGATGTGGCGCGGTTGCTATCTCTGCCCGCTACCAATGTGCGAAAAGTGGTTCTGTGTAGGGATTGCATGTACTCGCAGACAGACGAGCGTGGGCTATGGTGTTTCAATGACTATGAGAACTGCCTAAGCGGAGATGATTTTTGTTCTCGCGGCAAAAGGCGAGACACCGACATGAGAGGAGGCGGCTGATATGGCAGCTACATGTAAAGCCTGCGGCGCTCCGATCATCTGGATCGAGACACCGAACAAGAAGTGGATTCCCTGCGACGAGGGCCTTGTTCCTTACAAGCAGGACAGCGCCGGGCCGGAGGCTGTTGTCACGCAGGGCGGTCAGGTGATCCGCTGTCGCTTCGATTATACCGGGTTCCCGACAGGCATGGCGCGGGTTCCCCATTGGGCCACTTGCCCCGACGCTGACAAGCATCGGAAGAGATGATGAAGCGAAACTCGGAGGGTTACGCAGATCCGACAGTCTACCAAGCCATGCTGAACATCGATCAAAAAGAAAGGAATAAGAAGATGGCAATCCTGAAAGGCGATATTTACTATATCGAGAAATACCCGACCACGGGCAGCGAGCAGCAGGCCGCCCGGCCTGCAATCGTTGTTTCGAACAACAAGTGCAACGAGGTCAGCCCCGTTATTGAGGTCGTATATCTGACCTCGGCTCCGAAGCACGATCTCCCCACACACGTCACCATCCGCAGTACCGGCAGGACAAGCATTGCCCTCTGCGAGCAGATCACCTCCGTCAGCATCGACCGGCTCGGGAACTACATAGCCACCGTTGCCGACGATGAAATGATGAATCTCGAGGTGGCGCTAATGGTTTCTCTGGCGCTGTCCGCTCCCAAGGCGAAAACGATAACCAAAGAGGTTATCAAAGAAGATCCCGCAGCAGCTAAGGAGCTGGCCGACCTGAAAGACGAGCTCGCCTGTCTGAAAGCGGAGCTCAAAGCTGCTCTCAATGCAAAGAAGTCCGCCGAGGCCTTCGCAGACGAGCTTCGCGATCAGTGCGAAAAGGCGTCCATCGTGGATTCCGGCTACAAGCAGAAGTATCTCCTGCTCCTCGAGATGTACAAGGAAGCGCTGGTGCAAAATGCCGTCTGAGATCAGGAACCCGAGTCTCCCGCCCTGCCCGATCTGCGGGGCCGCTGCCGTTACCGTGCACATGTACAGCACCTATGACCGCGCTGATTTCGGCTGGCGCTGCGGCTGCCCCAGGTACAGCATCACGGACAAGCATCATCCTCCAGGCTGCAAGGTGCCGGAGGCGCAGGGCCTCACGAAAGAGGCTGCCGAGGAAAACTGGATCGAGAAAGTGAGGGTATGGAATGAGTAAGTGCGGTGAAACCAACAAGAAGCACCTCTGCCATTGGTGCCGAATGATTACAGCCACCGGAGGGTGGAGTTTTTACGGCTGCACTCATGAGCCGTATCACGGCAAGTGGATCGCCGAGATCGAGAATTGCCCTCTGGAAGAATCCGAGCGCCCTCGGTACTGCGATTCGTGCAAGCACTTCATCGGTATGGGCGATTGGGGTTTGTGCTGCGATCTACCTCACCCGGAAGCCCCGTGCGGTTTCCTCTGCTACGATTACACGCCTGCTTGTGATAAATACGAGCCTAAGGAGGCGCATCATGACCCGTGAAACTTTAATCCAAGACGTCCAGCGCATGGAGGAAGCCTGCGAGCGCACCGTGAACCGCTGCGATATATGGCAGGATCGGATTATCTACTGGATGGCAGTCGCCGTGCTCCATCTGCTGCAGGCGGAAATCAAAAGAAACGATACTCCAAGGAGGTAATCAAGTAATGAGCGGTTGTGTTAATAGATACTGCGAAATCTACCGGGACAAGAAGTATTGCGCAAAGGCGAAAGAAAAAGATGCCTACGGCTCCTGTGATTGCCGTCACGCAAAATACGCCTGCGAAGTCGGAGAACGTTGCATTTTCGAAGAAATGTGCAGTAGCAAAGATATTCCGAAGATCAATGCACGGATTGATCAGGCGCTTCGAAAGATGGTGCAATCTCATGACTGAAAAGGACAAGGAAATGCAGGAGCTGCGCCGCGAAAATGCGCGGCTCCTCAAAGAAAACAAGCGTCTGGAAGCACAGCATCAGGCGGATATGGCCGAGCTTGTCAGCGTCCGCCGCCGGTATGAGGTACAGATCAGGCGCATGGAGGACAGCCATGAGCAATGACGATCTGAAAAAGGCCCTGCTCGGCGGTGCGCCGGTCGTTCATGGCGGCATTACTTATATGTGCGTGAGCGGTATCATCTACCGCGTCCGCGACGGAAAGATCGTCGTTTCTGTCGAACTGCTCGACCGATCCGGGCGAAGCGTCACGATTGCCCCGGCCTCGAAGGTTGAGTTCGCAGAATCAGGAGGTGGCTCATGACACGGAAACGTTTTATCAAGATGGTCATGTCAAAGGGATACAGCCGCAATTCGGCGGTGGAGCTCGCCAAGCTTGGCCAGACCTGGCCGGGCGGTTATGAGGCGCTGTATCACACCTACTTTTCCCTCTCCGGGTGGCTCGATCATTTTACAACCGTGATCCTCCCGAAAACGATTGCTTCCATCTGCGACGCGCTGGCCTCTGGCGTTGGCGCTGTCGCCGAAGCTGCCACTTCGATAGCCGCAGGCTTTGCGGAAATCTCGCGGCAGTACAGAGAGGAGATCAGGAAATGAAGAACGGAAAGCGGCCCACCGTGGCACAGAAGAAGCTCATGAAACGCTGGGGCCTCAATCACGAGAACTGGCTTGTTGTGAAGAATGAGCCGACGCAGCTGATAATCGTTCACCGTCTCAGCGGTCAGCAAAGGAGGATTCCCCGTGAAGATTGAGCACATGATCGGCAAGACGATCCTCGGCATATCCCGCGTTCACGATTTTCGGCTCAAAGGCTGGCGCGTCTATTGGGAGCCTGCCGATGGCGACCGGCCCACGCCGATGATCGCAGAGGACTACAGCCTCAAAAAGATAATCCATGACCACCCGGAGCTGAAAGGCGCTCGCGTCTGCCGGGCGGAGGATTATTACGGAACTATCATTTTACGAGTGAAGGAGAAGCGAAAATGAGAATCTTCGAAGGAAAACCAAGCCTCATGGCCATGCTCGACGAACAGGCCATCCGCCCGACACGCGCCCACGAAGACGATGCTGGGCTTGACCTTTATTCCCCGGCTCCGTTTTGGATTCACCCCGGCGAGCATATCTGCATCGATACGGGCGTCCACGTTGCCATTCCTGCCGGTTTCGTCGGGCTGATCACCAGTAAGTCCGGCCTCATGGCAAAGGGGATCACGAGCCGTGGCACCATCGACAGCGGCTATACCGGCAGCATTCGGGCCGTCCTGTATAACCACGGCCAAGAGGGATATCAGATCAAGCGTGGGGACAAAATCACGCAGCTTATCATTCTCCCCTGTGTGACGCCGATCATTGACGTGGTCGATGAACTCCCCGCCACCTCGCGCGGAGAGCAGGGCTTCGGGAGCACAGGACGATGATAGGCAGCCGCAATTTCTGTTTTCTCTGTGGCCGCAACGGTGCGGATGACCGCCTCGAGGAGCATCATGTATTCCCCGGTTCCCTCCGGGACAAATCCGAGCAATACGGCCTGACCGTCTATCTGTGCGGCGCTCGCTGCCACCGGCTCGGCCCTCAATCTGCACACCGCTGCCGCGAAACGCAGCTCTATTTGAAGCGGATCGCGCAGGCTAAAGCCATGCGAGAAAACGGGTGGACGCCGGAAGACTGGCAGCGCGAATTCGGCAAAAGCTATGTCGAGTTTGACGCCGCAGGGAAACCTATCGTCGAGATTGGCCCTGTCGCTGCGTCAGAGCAGTTCTAACCGCCGTCCCGCTCGCCGGATGGGTAAACGCACCATTCGGGAAAGCAAGGCGCAGATAAAAGAATAGGCATAAACGAAAAAAGCCCCTCCCGGCTCCGTGAATGGAACCGAGAGGGGCTTTTTTCACTTGTTGTCGTTGATCTGTCTGATAAGGGCCTCGCCTGCGCCGTGGATGATAGCAATGATGTCCACGCCTGCCGCTTCAAGCAGCGTCTTAGTAGGTTCGGACAGCTTTTCCATAGCGCCACGTTCAAGCATAAGACCGAGGGCTGCAATATCGTCCTTGCCGAGCTTGCCGTCTTCGGCGGCGGCTTTCATGCCGTCGACAAGGGTCTGCTGCAGCTCCATAACGGTGATCTGGGCGGCATTGATAACCTCGTTGACGCCGATGGCGATAGTCTTCAGTTCCTCGCGCTTGCTGATCTTGGCGAGCAGCCACGCGCCGAAGACGCCGATCAGAGTGGTGGCCAGCGCCGCGACGATGCTGGCGATGGTTTCGATGATGACATTCTGCATGATATGATCCTCCTGTGTTTTATTTCAGCAGGGCCGTCATGGTCTTGGCGTCCACAACGCCGGTGACCTCGAGGCCGTTTGCTTTCTGGAAACTCATAACGGCATCTTTGGTGATGGGGCCGAACTCGCCATCTGCCCGCTCGGAGCCGTTATAATAGACCCTACCGCAGCTGTAGCCACGGAGGATCAAGAGCGTTTGCACCGCTTTGACGAAGCTGCCGGTTGCCCCCTCGGAGATTTCTTCGAGGTAGATCGCATATCCGACCAGCGGCGCGGTGGTCTGCGTGGGCGTCTCTTGTGCGGGCTGCTCCTGGGCCGGAGCGCCGGAAAGGATCTCGTTCACGCGCTTCTGCACGGCGGCGGCGTCATATCCGGCGTCAGTAAGGCGCTTCGTGCGATCCGCGCCGTTACCCCACGCCCCGGCAATGACCTCTCGCGCCAGTTCGTCCACGGTCTTCCCGCCGCTCGGCGTGGTAGGGACATTCGTGTCCGTACCATCATCGGGGCCGTCATCGTCCCACTTCGGGCGACCGTAACCGTAGATGGAAGACTGGCCGACGCTGTAGGTGCGGCGGTAAACGCCGTCGCTGGTGTTGCCCTCGATGGTGTAGATCGTATTTCCGACCACCTTCTCAACGATGCCAGTATGGGAAACTTCCCCGGCGGCATAGGTAAAGAAGATCTGATCGGCAGGCTCGGGAACGGTCCCGGGACCGTAAAACTGGCCGTGCTGCTTGTAGTACAGGGCCGAATAATAGCAACCGGCACCGGCTGAATACTTCGGCTGGCACAACAGCTTCATAGCCGCGTCCTTACCGAAGCATTTATACAGGAGCCAGTCATACCACTGATCGCACCAGGCATATCCGTTTTTCGGCCCATTGTAGAAGTCGCCCAGCGCGTCGAGATCTCGCCCGTACTTTGTCCAGTTGCCGGAGCCGCTGTTCGCGGTCTTATCATCCAGGCTGGCGTTCGAGGCCTTCTCGTGGTAGCCGACCTCCGCCTGTGCGAGCGCGATTACTTTGTTTCTGTCGTATGCCATAAAGCCATCCCTTTCTAAAGCTGGTCGTGCGCTTTCTGGTTCAGGTATTTCTCGAATTTCGTGATAGCTTCGTCCACAGGGCCGTCGCAGCCCTGCTCATGCAGACCTTTGAGACAGGCGAGAACGCCATAGGTCAGCATGGTGTTGTCGGCCTTGATGGACTTGATATCCTTGTCCTGCTGTTCCTGCTTGAGGTACCAGTTGTGCGCCTTGTTGTAGTAGCCGAACAAGGCAAAGAGCGCCGCAAGGACAGCCGCCACGGTGATGATGCTTTGGGGTGTAACAGTCATTTATTTACTTCCTCCTGAGAATGTGATTTAGGGCTGCGTCAGATGATCTTTTTCACGATCCTCACCTCCGAAAAAAAGAAAGCCCATGGCCGGAGCCGTGGACTTCTACGTCTGCAACAAAAAAGGAGCTGCCGAAGCAGCCCCTTTCATAGATCGTCGGGCACCTCGCCCGCGCCGAGTATTTCTCTGTATCGCTCGCCTGCGGATCTCACCGCTTCCCGCTCGGCTTCGGACAGGCTTCTTTCCCGTTCAAGCGCTGTGGCGAGGTCGCGGATGATGCCCGACTGTTGCTCCACCAAACAGCAGAGCGCCTCTATCAGTTGCAGATTTGACACGGTGCACCCCTCCAATCCCCGCGATTATATCGCAAAGCGGAAGGGCACAGCTGCATATCGTGAGGATATAACGCAAAGCGTTATTCCGTCACTCCTTACTCTGCCGGATTCGCAGCCGTCAGCCACGGCTTTTTGTAGCACTTGTTCTCGATCGGCACACAATCGCTGCTGATCAGGATCGCACCGTGCTCCGGCATTTCGGAAACTGCCGCCGAGGAAAGCACCTCGTGGTACTTGCTCTCGCCCTTGAGCCTGGCCTTGTCCTGATCTTCGTCATACGCATAGTGGATCAGATGGCCATACTCGCCCTGGGCGTTCTTCTGGATCTCGACAACGTAATACTGATACATGGTTCTTTCCTCCTGAATGATTTATTCCTCATGCTGCGCCTGCAGGGCGGTCAGCAATTCGGCAAGGTTGGTTTCCGTGCAGTTGATACCGGGCCGCACGGTTTCGCCCGTCACGATCACCTGATTGGCAATGTACACCCGCGAGCCGTCCGTGATGATCTCCCCGGTCTGATAGGCTCTGTCAGCGGTGAAAGGCTGCGCTTCGGTCTTCACCAGCCGGGTAAGCTCGGCAACGCGCTCCGTGAGCTGCGCCCTGGTCAAGACTTCCTCTTCCGGGGTGCCGTCCGGGATCTCCGGGTTTTCATCCTCTGGATCGGGCAGCGTGCCGATTTCGCCGAGCGCTTCCTCATACTCCGCCTGGGTAACAAGAACGGCGCTGAGATCAGTCTCAACGCCGTGCAGCTGCTTACCGGGCAGAAGGAAAACCGTCTCGCCGTCCTTGTCGGAAACGATAGCTTCGGCCTCCTCCTTCGAGCAGAGAATAATCATGTTGTTCCTCTCCTGCCATTTGACAAAGGCAGGATCAGGGGAGTATTCGACGCCGATCAGCGTTCCGCCCCTATACACTTTGAAGTATTCCATTGTACCCCTCCTCGTTCATGTTGGAAATAAATAGACTGTTATAGAGCTTCCCCATGCTCTGGATGGTTCGCCATGCGTGGAATCGCTCTGCATAGCTTTTCCAACTCTGCCAGGTGGCCCGGACGTCCTCAAAGGTCATCCGGCCCTGGCTGAATTTGACGGCGAGCTTTTTCAGCTTACGCCGCATCACGGTAACGCTGCGCTTATAGATCTTCTTGACCACCTTCCCGGTGGGCGTGAGATAGATCCTCGCTTTGAGCCAGCAGAAGCCCCGGCTGATCTTGACGATCTGCGTTTTCTTCTCGTTCAGGACGATCCCCAGCTCATTGCATACCGCCCGGATCTTTACCAGACACTCCTGCAGGTATTGCTTTGACGGGTGGATCAGGTACCCATCATCCATATACCGACCGTAGCCGCGAATCCGCAGCATTTCTTTGATGTAGTGATCGAGCCGGTTTGCAGATACCAGCGCGAGAACCTGGCTGATCTGGCTTCCGAGGCCCAGCCCGACCGGGCCGAACATATCAATGAAATGCTCGGTCAGGCCGAGGAGCCGTTGATCGGTGAACTCCCGGCGCAGCTGCGCCTTTATCACGCCATGGTCGACATTATCGAAGAACTTCGAGAAATCAAAGAGCAGCACATAGCCCTCGTTCCCGTGCTTGTGGAAATGCTCCCGCAAGTGCAGGGTGAGCCTGTTCAGGGCGAAATCATAGCCCTTATTCTTCATAGAAGCACCGTTATCATAGATCAGGGTGCGCTCCATCATCGGAACAAGGGCATTGTCGCAGAGGCAGCGCTGGACAACCCGCTCCCCGATGATGGTACTGCGGATATGTCTGGCCTTGCCTCTCTCGTATAGGTCGAACTCAAAGAATCCGGGGCTTTTGTACTTCCCACTGTGGAGCTGCGTATAGGTACGCAGCACATTCAGCGGCGCGTTCGCCACGTACTTTTGGACGCTGGCTTTCCACGCCACACCGCGCCGACAGCAGCGGTAAGACTGATAGAGGTTTGTATAGCTGAACACCCTGTCAAAACTGTCGGCGCTTGCGTATCTCTCTTTTTTCTTCTGGCGCATGGTCACGCGGCGGCGGTACCGCGCCTCTCGTCTTTCTTCGCTGGTCATTTCAATCTCCCCAGGTTCCCCCGCGCCGCTGCCGGATGGTTACCTATAGCGGTATAGGGCGGCGGTCTCTCGACCGTTTGTCATGGCATGAAACGGCGCATCACCATCAAGCGCCGCCATGCAAGCAGCGTCCGCCATGGCCCGTCGGGGTAAATATTTTCCTTGCGGAAGGTCAAGCTCTCCTTCTCTCTTCTCCAAACGGATTTCGCCCAACGGTTACTTTGTCAGTCAGAGAGGAGCCGAACGCGACCCCATTAGAGTTGGACGCGTTGTTGTTGTTCGAGTTGCCGTTGTTGTTCACATTCATGAAGTTGGTGGAAGAGGACGAAACGGGAGAGCGGAGCCACCAGTTCGCCGCAGCCATCGAACTCAACGGGACACGAATCGTACAGTGCTTAACCCGTGCTGATTATGGCAGATCCTTGTACCTCGCCCGGTCGTTCTTCATGACGGCCTTGACAAGGCGGATTTCAGCATCTACCATCTCCATCCAGAATTTGAGGGTGTCCATCTCGATCCCGAAAAGCTCCTGTGCAAGTTCGAGCTGGGAAATCATGTTCTGCAGCTCGGCATGGGCCTGTAGGAAGTAGTCACGCCGCATCTGGACTTCGTGCTGGTTCAGGGGATAGATTGAATTGCCGCGCTTCACATTTTCATATATCCGCCCTGCGGTATTCCCCAAAGGCTGGGACACATAGAACGTGTACCGCTTCGGGAAATTCACGCACTTTTTGACGGTATATATTTGGAGCTTCCGGGCGGTCGCCAGGAACTCCATATCCGATGTGCTGCGCTTGCTCTTGATTACGGACAAGGGCGCTCACCTCGGCGGCATTATAACGCCCCGCCGGAGCCTGCACCTGTATTTGTGAGAAAATAACGGATTCCGTTATTCTCAAAAATCGCGAAAAAAATTCGCCGCTTCGCGGCGAGGAATATTTGGTGGTGTTCCCCGTATCTGACCCCACAAAGGGGGTCAGATACTAAGGGGATGCATGGATTAAATACAGAAGCCGAACGCGACCCCATAAGAGTTGGACGCGGAGTAGTTGTTGGACGAGCCGCCGCCGTAGTTGTTCACAATCATGAAGTAGGTGGAAGAGGACGAAACGGGAGAGCGGAGCCACCAGCCCGCCGCAGAGCCGGTACCGTTGTAATATTTCCTGATACGGTTGGCATTGCTGGAGAAGTTGGCAAAGGAGCGCCGCTCCGCGCTGGCGTCCACCTCATCCACATACGGCGTCTCGGAGGTGTTGAAGCCGACCTCGGCCTGAGACAGCAGGAACAGGTTGTCCTCGCTGGTGCTGATATCCGCTTTCGTCTGGCCGATGGAGGACATGACCTTGACCTTGCGGATCATGGACTTCCACTGCTGCGGCAGAGCCTTGAAGATGGTGTTGTTCAGCCAGTTCCGCATATTCGAGGAAGCCCAGCCTCCGGCGTTGGTATTGCTGCCGTTCATATTGTGACCGGCGTTCATCAGGCCCACCATGTGGAACACCACCGAGGCAAACTCGTTATTGTCCACCCGGCGGAAGTGATTGAAGCCTACGACCTGGAGGATGATGGTGCTGTCGGCAAAGACCGTCGTATTTGGAACGATCTTCACCTTGTCGCCGACGCTGAAATAGGTCTTTGCATAGCCGCTGTCGATGATGCCGTAGAACTCGTTCAGCGTGTAGGCGCTGTCATCTTCGGGATCGTCGGAATACAGGTAGGTGTGACCGCTGGCCACACCTGCTGGCATGGTCGGGTGAATGTAACGCGGCATGACCTGCATATCGGAAACGACGTCCGAAGTGTCCTGCTGCCAGCCGCCCCAGATGTCGCCGTCTACTGCTGGGAGATCTTCGCCGGTGTATCGTGCGGTGCCATGCGCCGCGACCGTGTAGGTCTGCCCGGAGATGGGCGTCCCCTCATGATCGCAGAACGTGACAGTGTAATACTGGTCATACTCGGAGTAGATCGCCGTGACGGTCGTGTTTTCGGTGATGTTGTCCAGGGACTTGTTCCAGCCGTAGAACACCCAGTATTTCTCTGCCGTGGCCGCTCTCGTCGGCGCTTCGATCAGGCCGTTCCGCACAGGATCAAGAACAGAGCCGCCGCTCTCACTGGTCTCTACGATCAGCGTGGTGCCGTCGTAGTCCTGGAAGGTGACGGTGTATTCCGCGAGGGCCTCGCCATAGGTGAAGGTCACGGTCGGGATCTTTGCACGGATATCGTTGTACTTCGTCATGCCGATGCCGGTGAAGTAAACCTCGCCGGTCAGCACGCCGTGGGCGACGTCATACCCATCATCGTCGATGCCGTGGGCATTGTAGAGCCGGATCAAAGTATCATAGGCCACGAAGCCTACCGACCAGTCGATTTCCAGAAGCCGGACGCGGGCGATATTCACAGCCCCGCTGGCAATTGCGTAGGTGTCGATCAGCGGGCAATCCTCGATCACGAGCGCGGTCAGGGCCGCCATGCTCTCCATGCTGAATGTCTCGAGTTGGCGCAGGCCGCGCATATCCAGCGAGGCGACGCCGTTGATCTGCACATTCCGCAGCCGACCGTTCTTTGCAAAGGTGATACCGGTCACGCCGGAGCCCTTGGTATAGAGAGTCTGCAAATAGATGTTCGGTGAGAAGTCAAAGGCTCTCTTGGCGTTCACAAGACCGCCAAGGTTCAGTTCGGACAGGCGCTTGCAGTTGTCGAAGGTCGCCTGCGTGAAGTTGGTGTTGTAGTACCCGGCCACAGAGGAACCGATCAGGAGCCGCCGTGCGCGTTTCAGGTTGCTCGCCTCGAACTGGCCGAGGTACAGGCCGGACATATCGCCGAAGTCCTGAATCCACGGCGCGTGCCGGAAATAGATCTCGGTATTGTTCAGAGAGGCGGAGATGTCCACCGTCACCGGCACACCAGCGGTCGCCCTCGCCCGGTAGGCGTTGGAACCGGCGAGGATGTTGATGTACATATTGGTGTAGGTGGTCACCTGCAGAATGCCGCTCGGCTGCACCCCGGCCCAATCGTCAGGCGTGTACCCACGGAAAGCCGTGGATTCCGCCGTGGCCGCCGTCGCGATATAGTAGCTGTCCACCAGCACCTTCTGGAACATCAGGGCTTTCATGATATGCAGGCGCAGCCGCCCGGTGGCTCTCTGGAGGTAGGCGGTCGTGCCGAGATTCTGCATGGTGCGGATGGCGTTATGCTGGGCGTCCTCGATCCACAGCGCTTCACAGATGGCCTCCTGGCTCTCCTTGCAGAAAGCATAGAAGGCGTCGATGTTCCACGCGCCCGCGCTCTCGCGGCTGAGATAGTTCGCCAGAAGCTCGGCTTCGTTGCACTCGCGAAGGGTAGTCCACAGGGCATTGTCGGCGGCGTTGAACACATAGCCGGTGCCGAGGGTATCGAAGTCCATGTACCCCGGCTCAATGTCGATGTAGCCGTCGTTGTTCCGGCAGAGGCCGGTATCATTGTCCCAGTTGAACCAGAGACCCCACTTTCCCGCGCTGTTCCGGGACCAGAACATATTCTTCGCCCGGTTATCACGGAGCAGATAGAACAGCGTAATATTGTAGTGGAAATACAGGGTGTCCATGTCGAAGATCGCCGGGGCCTCATTCAGCCACCGCGCCTTACGATAGGCGGCGTTATCGACCGTAAACACCTGTCCGTTTACTGTCCTGGACGGATTCAGGGCCGTATTCGGAGCAGCTGCAACGTCCGTCTCATAAAGGAAGGTCTGCACCTCCTGCCAAGCTGCGATAGCCTGCGCCTCGGTGAGCGCGTCCTCATTCAGATAGCGGAACTCATAGTTGTTGCCCCAATTGTCGCCGGTCAGATCGTCGCTCTTGAAGCGCACCTGGGGATTCGCGTTGTTCTTGACCTCAATGACGATATCGTCATAATCAAAGACTTCCTCGGCGTCCTTGTTGGAGCAGAGGTTACCGAGGCCGAAGAACACCGTTTCGTCCGGCTGTACCACATCAGGACCGACCTGGACAGCTTCGGAGGCGGTGTTGTGGAAGAACACCACGCACATAGCCGATTCCAGACAGTCGCGGACACGAGGATCAGCGACGCGGGCGGCACGGACGGAGGGCTGATAGCGGTTATACCATTCCGCGCAGGCCCGGTTGATGATGTGATCCTGCGAGGCGATATTCTTCTTCCAGCACAGGAGCTTCGTGGGAATGCTGATTTCCGCGCCGTTCATGGCGTAGCCCGCAGGGATAACCGTACCGTCCTCGAGCGTGATACCGTTGGGCAGCTCAAAGTTGATGTTCGGGCCTGCGGTACCGGCGTGCTCCACAGAGGACGTGCCCTGCACCTTCATGGTCATAGGAGCAGACCATTTGTGCTCTGCTCCACCGGAAACATAGGTATGGTCGATTGTTCCGGCTACCTCGTCTTTCTTGCCGAGGGTCATGCGCGGGGCGTTGATTACGATGAAATGAGCGTCCGGGTTCTTGGCATAAGCCTCTTCCAGATCGATCGCACCGTTGCCGTCGTAGATGTCGTTGCGATTCTGACGGGCAAGGATCTCGACACCGTCTTTGCCGTCTGCGATAAAGTTGGCCTTGATCTCGTTCTCAGTCAGGTCGCGGCCATACCCGCGCAGGAGGTAGATGTAGACGTCCGCCTCGTCGCAGCCGAAGGTGATACCCTTGGCCGTACCCTGCGTGTAACTCTCGTTCGCCGCGTACTGATCGAAGGAGAAGGTGCTCGCGCTCTCCCAGATGTACGCAAGGCGGTCTTCGCTGTCCTGCTGGATATTGATATCCAGCTCTGCTTTCTGATCCTCACAGGTGCTCAGGGCAATGGTGGTCTGGTTGCCGTACAGGTAGGCGTTGTTCGCCTTGATCTCGATGCCGACGCCGCCGTCCATGCACGAGATGCCGACCGCGTCTTTGTCCGTGCTGTCCTTGATCGCATAGATGATCTTCAGCGCGAGACCGTCGCGCCGGGGATCGCCGGAGAAGGGCTGGTAGTTCAGCGTCAGCCGGTCGCCTGCGGTGACACGAATGCAGCGAACACCGTCAGAATCGGTCACAAGGCCGCCGTTGACTTCATCGAAGTTCGCCGAAAGGGTGAAGCTGTAGCCGTTATTGCTCCATCCGTGAAGGGAACCGATAGAGGCGGGATCGACCTTCACGGCAAGGCCGGAGGAAACTTCCTCCATGCCCGCGCCGATAGAATCAACGGTCACGCTGTGCGTCACCGTCGTACTGCCGCATTTGATGGCCAGCGTGTGCGAGCCTGCGGTGACCGGGCGATATGCCCAGGTGTGCATGGTCTGATCGATGGTCTCGGTGATCTGCGCCACGTTATCGACCAGCAGCTGCACCTCGGTGGGATTCTCGGAGGGATTCACCACCATGTAAGAAATCTGCTCCGTGGTGTACTGCTGCAGATTCCCGCTCGGCCAGTTGGCCGCGATCACGACCGCGCTCGAAGCCCCGACCTGTGCGACCGCAGCGTACAGATGGTTGGATTCCACTGTGGAGCCGTTCACGTCCATGACGCCGTAGACCTCGATGGTGTGCGCACCATGCGCGAGGCCGGAGATCGTCTTGGTGAAGCGTCGCCCGGAGGTGGTCACGGTATCGGTCGAATCCAAAACACCGTCCACATAGGTGTAAATGGTCTTGGTGCCGGTGCCGGTCGGCGTGATATAGAAGCTCAGATCGGACGCCGTATTCTTCGACACCTCGTCGAGGTTCCATTCCAGAGAGAACCGCTCGCGCTGGATCGTGAACTTCCGGCTTGCGGAGCTGCCGTAGCTGTCGGTCAGCACAAGCCGCACCGCGTTCGAGCCGACGGCCAGATACTGGAACACGTCGATGATCTTGTTGTCGCCCTGCTGCACAGGGATATTCGCTTTGAGAACGCTCCCCACATACACGGCCAGAGTGCCCGCGCCGGTTGCCGCCTGCGTCTCCGTGTCGATGGACAGGAACTTATAGGTGATCGGAGCGGTCCCGGCAGTATCGAGGACGGAGAACGAAGTCGGGGTGTAGATGGCAAAGGTCAAGCGGGAACCGCTGTCCCCTCCGCCGGAGCCGCCGCCACCGGCCACCTTGAACGGGGTGAAGTCCTCGGCGGGAAGATCTTCGCCGTTCTTCGTCAGATGGATAAAGCCCTCTTCATCCTGATAGCCGGAATCAAAGCCGACGCCGAGGTCAAGGTTTTCCAGATCCGAGAGGAAGCCCGCCGCGTTATCAACCGTCTGCTGTGCCGCAGCAGCAGAGGCCGCCGCAGAAGTCGCCGCATTGGAGGCGGTGCGGGCATTGGCCGCAGCCTGGAGGGCCTGCGCCTCTGCTGCCTCCGCTCTCGCGTTGGCGGACTGCGCCGAGGAAGCGGCCTCCGCCGCCGCCTGGGACGCTGCCGACGCCGCCTGCGCCACACCCGAAGCCGATTCAGCCGCAGCAGCAGCAGAGGCCGCAGCAGCGGCAGCATTGCCGGACACTTCATCCTTGATAACCTTGACCTTAATGCCATAGGTTTCTTCGTCCGAAGCCACAAGGAGAACATCATCATCCTGTGCTTCGTTCAGAAGTGCAAAGTCCTGGATTCTTTTGTTTGCCATAGCTGACCTCCTGTAAGATGTTCATAATTGGCGGATCAGGTACCGCCTCCGTCCAATGCATTCAGCCGGTTCAGAATGCCAGAGATGTCATTCTGAATCTGTGTCAGCGTGGAATTGATCGAGCTGATATCGCTCTGGAGCGAGGAAATATCCGTGCCGTGCTGGGTCGATTCGGATTGCAGCGTCGAGACGTCGCTTTGCAACTGGCTAATATCAGAGGCCACCTGTTGAGCGGCGAGGATCGAAGCAGAGAGAGCCGCAATATCTGAGGTGTTTTGCGTCACGTCCCTCTGCAGGCTCGTAATGTTGGAGGCGTTCGACTGAATGCTCCTGGTATTGGCGCCGATCTTCCCGTCAAGGGTAGATTCTGCCCCCTCCGCTCTCGTTCTCTCTGCACCGATGGCAGTTGAAAGCGCCTGTTCAGCAGTGGACGCTCGGTCGATCTCCTCTTGAAGGTCGGTGTCGCTGACCTTCCCGGCGAGTTCTTCTGCGTTCTGCTCGATGGCTGCATTCAGATCTTCCGTGGACTGTCTAAGCCGTTGGAAGTTGGAGAGATACGGATATTCGGTGCTCAGCTCCTCGCTGTTCGGCGCGGACAGATCAGCACGGAAATTATGATCGAGTGTCAGCGTCGCGCCATAAATGACGCTGTGCACCTTATCCCCAATCTTTACCTGATCGCCCAACTCTGTAGCCGGGTCATAGAGGGCCTTTGTCGCTGTAAACGGGAAATACACAAGGCCGTTGTAGGCGGCATACAGATCATTGCAGATTCCCTGCGTGGCATACGGGTTACTGTCGATATTCAGCAGCTTCCCCGTGTCGTTCCCGGCTGTGTACACATTCCCGCTCTCGTCGGTCATGGTCACGCCGGTGATAGTGTACCGGGAGCCGGTCTTGATATCGCCGCACACCACAGGGATATTGATTACATTCTCAGGCGGTACCGCCTGGGCGATATGCTCCTCCGTGTCCCACACAAGGTAATACCCCTCCGGGGTGACGATGTAGTTTCCCGCCTCATCCACGATGAAGTAGGTGCGAGGAAACGGAGAATCCGGCTGAACGCCAGCCGGAGCCGGGAGAACAGCGTTGAACACCTCCTGCTCCTTGTAGATCAGGAGGTGTCCATCGTTGGTTTGAATGATGTTATAATCACTGTCAATGATGTGGAATGTTTCGTCCGGCGCGGTGATCAGCGGCACGAGGTACAGAAGGTTTTCCTCTGTAATGATCCAGTTGCCGCCGTGACAGGCCGCGATATAGCCCATCACCTGATTCATGGTTCGATTTGCCGGGAACGGCACCATGTAATCAGCGCCCGTCCGAATGCGTGTGCGTGGGTCGATGCCTACCCCGATTCGGTATGCTACCTCTTCCACCACCGTCTTCATCGACTTCGGCCATGTGGCCGAGGTATCAGTGTCAGAGAGATAGTTTTGATTCGTCTTGAGCATGGCGTCGAAGCAGTCCACCGTCACGAGGCCCGCAAAGCTGCTGTCGCGCTGGTCGATCCAGTAGGTGCCGAACTCCATCCATTCGCTCGCGTGGACGTCGTTGACGATCCTGCCGAGGATCACGACCGAGGTCTTATCCTCGATAACATCATCCGTGAGGACGGACAGGTGCAGCGTCGCAGAATTACAGTTGCCGACAGACAGAGGCGACGGCATAAGGCTCCGCACGATGCGAGGCGCTGAGATGGCCCGGTAGTCCTTGCCATTAATCCGCGCCTTGGCGTCGAAGGTGAAGCGGCCACGGATGGCCATCTTCTCCCAGCGTTTCGATCTTCTTCTCATGCGGCTACCTCTCGGTCATATCGAAGTTGCAGCCGTCGTAGACGGTGATCTTATCCGATCTGTCGTACTTCTGCGACCCGTATTTCAGGGTGGAGGTATAGTATTCTCTGGTAACAACACGGTTCAGATCCGGGTCAAGAAAGGTGATCATGGCGAACTCTGCTTTGATATCGTTGGAGATTCCCTTCATGATCTGCTCGGGGAGCCGGAGGAACTTCGCCGTCCACTTGAACTTCTGCGCGATCCTTGCCCGGTACATCAGGCCGTCAAGGAGGTTGCGCCCTGCGCCGTCGCTGTCCAGGTCGTTCCGTACCGGCTCGAGTTCCAGGAGGTAATCGGTGTAATCGTTATCTCCGATCTTAAAGACAGGCTTCACGTGCGCACCTCCTTATGTGTTCAGTAGCGGGGAATGTCCCACAGCCCGCGTTCGTCTGTTGATTTCCTTAATCGTCATGTCAGCGACATAGCGGCTGTCAAAGGTCGTGTCGCCGCCGCTGTACTGCTGGATGGCGTTCACGATGGAGGACGCCGCATTGGTTACGGCCTGCACGATCACGCTGCCCAGCTCGTCGTTCGATGCTTCAATTACATCAGCGATCCCGGAGGTATCAGCGCCTCCCGGTGCAACAGCATAGGGCATAACGGAACCGGCTACAACGGGCGCAGAGTAGGTGATCCGCGAGGCGATCTCCTGCAGCTTGGCGAGGACGTCGCCGCCGCCGACCGATCCTTCAATCGGCGCGACATTCACCGTTGGATGGGCGCTCGCTGCGTACAGCACCGCGCTAATAATGCCATTGGCACAGGCGGTCATTCTGGAGAGAATTGCGGAGCCGATGGTGTTCGAGATCGTCACCATGGCCGTCCTGACCGCCGCCTCCATTGTGGCCGCGAGCTGGGACTTGTTCAGAACTTCGGTGCGGTTGTTTACATGGCCGACGATCTCCGGCCCTGCCTCACCGGCGACGAACATGGAGCCGTGCGCCGTATGCGTACCGGTCGCATATTTGGGAATGCTCCTCCACCAGTTTGTGGTACCGTCATGCAGCACGCCGCCGCCAGACAGGAGCTTGAAGCCGTGCGACGTTACAATGCCGCCGGAGGCAAGGCCGAAGAACGCTTTCAGGGAAGACCAGCCGGATTTGAACAGGCTGATACCAACAGAAACGCTCGTGCCGATGAATCCTGCGATTGTCTGCCATCCACGTTTGAGCAGGCTGATATACACATTGTTCGATGTACCGATCCAGTTCGACAGCGCCGTCCAACCGCGTTTCAGCAGCGAGATATACACTGAAACCGCCGTGCCGACGTATGCCGAGATCGTGCTCCAACCGCGTTTCAGCAGCGAGATAGAAACCGAAACCGCCGTGCCGACGTAGTTGGCAATCGTACTCCAACCTTTTTTCAGAAGGGAGATCGTCACCGCAACTGCTGTGCCGACAAAACCGGCGATAGTTTTCCAGCCCTTTTTCAGCAGTGAGATAGCTACCGAAACGGCTGTGCCGACAAACTTTTCAATGGTTTTCCAACCTTTTTTGAGAAGCTTGATACCGACCGATACGGCAGTACCGACGAACTTTTCTATCGTCTTCCAACCTTTTTTCAGAAGGGAGATCGTCACCTTCACGGCGTCGCCGACGAATTTTGTGATCGTTTTCCAGCCCTTCTTGATGAGGCTGATTGCCACATCGAGCTTATCGCCGACCCATTTTTTCAGAGACTTCCAGCCTTTTTTCACCAGGGATACGGCAGCTGTGACCGCTGTGCCGACGAATTTTTTCAGAGATTCCCAGCCAACCTTAATCAGCTTGATACCGATTTCGAGGAGGTTTTCATCCCCGTCAAGGTCGAGCGCGTCTTTCAGCAGGCCACGGATAAGGCCGGTAATACCCTCAAAGGCGCTTTTGAGCAGTTCGAAGATAGATTCCGCGATCCCGGCCCAGTCGATATTTTTAAGGAAATCAGCGATACCCTCGCCGATCTTGTCCCAATTGACCGCCTTGATTGCGTTTGTGATGCCGTCAAAGAAGCCCTGGGCAAAATCGCTGAAGCCTTTGGCCAGCTCTGCCCAGTCGAGGTTTTCGAGGAATCCGGCAGCGGTGAGCAGGATGATTCGGAATTTGCCGGAGAGAACAGTACCGAGGTTCGTCCAATCTACGCTTTTGATAATGGCGTTGACGGATTCGGCGAGGTGCTTGCCGAGATTCTTCCAGTCAAAGTTGAGAATGGCTGTTGCGAGGAAGGTCAGCACACCATTCAGCCAGTAGCCGATTTTAGAGCCGATGCCGCTCCAGTCTACGCTATCAACCATCTCGTTCAGCTTATCGGTTAGAACCGTCGCAGCGCCCGCCCAGTCGCCTTCTTTGATCTTGTCCACCATCATGGTCAACCAGTCGGGGAGCGTGACCTCGGCGGGATCTGTGGTGCCTGCGCCGCCTCCGCCTCCACCGCCGCCGTCATCGTCGCCGTTCAGGATATTCAGATCATCGAAGCTCGCGAGCTGCCGCTTCAATTCTTTTGCTGCGCCTCCGGCTCCGCCCGCTGCTTTGTCGATGTTCTTGACGGCGGTCGATCCGGCAATGCCGAGCAGACTCAGCAGGGCCGTGATATAGCCGATGGCCGTGGACACCAACCCGATGATCCGGGTGATGATCGGGCCGAGAATATTTCCGAGCTGTGAGAACATGCTGGACATCTGGCCGGACAGGGCCGTGTTCTGGCTCATGTATTCGGTGACCGCTTTGCGGAGCAGCGAATAGATACCTCTCGCGCCGAGCATGGCCAGAGAGAACTTCTTTGCGGCTCCGATCAAGCCGCCGAATTGTTTACTCATGGAGTTCCCGCCGGTGACCATCCGCCCCATGGCGGACGCCGCCGCTTTCAGCCCTGACACAAAATGCCCGATGGCCGTCTTCCCGAGAGAGGCCAGAGCGCCGGGGAGCTGCCCGGCCTTAACCAGCAGCGGGCCAAGGGCGCGGTCTGCCGTCTGGATCGGGTGCGTCACGGCGTTCGCCACGCCGGAAAACGCGCTACGCACCGTGGCCCCGATACTGGCGAAGGCGCTCTTGATCATGCCGCTGGCCGTGGGTACCTGGGAAAGTCTCGCCTGTGCATTCGCGGCCTCTGCTTCCAGATCGGCGAGGGCCTGCTTCGCCTGCTCAATACGGGAGGCAAGCTCGGCATATTCCGCCGTCTCGGTGCCGGGGGTAAAGGCAGTGCCCTTATCCTCCATGTTCGCTACTGCGTCGGCGTACTGCTCTGCCTTTTCTCTGGCCATGTCAATATCGACCTGCAGGTTCTTCCACTGCGTAGAGTTCTCGCTGACGCCGCGCCGCTTCAAAAGATCCTGTTTGTGTTCCAGAGCTTCGAGCTTATAGGTAGCCTGATCCATGGCGGCGATCATGTTCTTGTACTGATCGGTCGCAACGGGCTTATGGCCGAGGGCTTCCAGCTCTCTTTCCATCTCGGCAATGGAGGCCCTGGCCTTGTCTGCCTCTGCCTGATAGTCTTTGAAACTTCCGCCCTTGGCCGCCCGTTTCAGGGCAGGGCCGAGCGCCTTTACCGATGCTTCGAGGGACTTGACGGCTGATTTCATCTCCGCGCTGCCCGCCTTAAAGCCTTGCGGGTCAAGCTCGGTGTCGACCATTACGCTGCCGTCTGCCATGATTTCACCCTCTTTCTAATCGAACAGTTTGTTGATTTTATCCTTCTGAGCCTTCTCCTCCTCCGTCAGCCTGGGGCGGAGGACGCAGATGCTCTTGTTCGCATTCCAATAATCGCGCTCCCACTTTTCGAGCTTCTTGCCCGTGGCCTTTTTCAGCCGGAGCGAGAGCACATTTGCATACACGCCCTTGCTGATCTCCATAAAGTAGCCCATGAACGTCCACCAGTGGATGTATTCAGCCGAGCGCGTTTCAAAGCCCGCCACCTTATTCACGGCTGGGAACAGGATATTTTCGTCCTGTTCCCAATCCATGACCTTCGGTGAAGGCTTCCCATCGTCCGAATTGCCGTAATCTATGAAAGAGATTGCAGCCTTGAACGCCGCCTCGTAGTCCTCTTCCGGGATCTCGTCGAAATCCACGTAGAGAATGCGGAGGGCAATATACGCCTTTTCCTGCTCCTCCAATTCAGGATCGGCAAAGGCGCAGACGATTTTCAGAACGTCTCTGAAATCAGTACGGATCTCGTACTCCGTGCCGTTTACATCGAGGCTCCGGGGAAGCTGGCCGATCATGCCCGGCCGTCCTTGTGCTTCCCGGTTCTGGCCTCATATCCGTGGGTGTACTTCTGCACCCGCTTCTCGACCTTCGCGGTCTCGGCCTCGAACTGCTGGCCGATAAATGCGCCGACAACATCAATCGCCTGCGCACAATAAAACTGCCCGTTCACAGGAGAGAACGGGTGCATCTTCCCAAAGAAAGCCTCGGCCATGTTTCCGCCGAAGAGATAATCCACGGCGTCAAACAAGCGCTTCGTGGCTTCACGCAGAGCGGCAAGGTCGGCCTCGTTCTCCGGGTCAACCGTGCCGTCGTTCTCGATGGTCACATTTTCCAGAGGTTCCGTGACCTTATCGAAGGACTTCACGACCTCGTTGTATCTGTCGATGATTCCGATATCGGTGGGCCGAAAGGCGAACACGCCGATCTGCTCGCCGCTCTTGTTCATCACGGGAACGCTTACGCTGCCGTCATCTACGACAAGCTGCATGATCTTTTCGGGCATTTGTGAATCCTCCTTCTATGTTTACGCAAGGAAAAAGGGGCAGCCCGAAAGCTGCCCCTGAATGGCTGGTCACCCTTACGCGGACTTGGCGGCGCGGGTGTAATAGGTCTTGCCGGTCACCGCTTCGGTGTCGGCGGAACGGATATAGGCGTCACCGGCGATCTTCTCGAAGTAGTTGCTGGTGGCGGGATTGCCGGTCGGGGTGGCAACAGCGGTGTACTCGACCTCGGTAAAGACCTTGGTGGTCGTGTCGTACAGGCCCTCCACGATGTTACCGGCACCGTATACGGTGAACGGGATCTGGACGCCGGAGGTGTCGCCGCCGTCGCTGGTGGGGATCAGATAGACGTCCTCGCGGAACGCGGATTCGACCGTGCCGTCCTCGTTCAGCAGAACGTCGAGCGCGGTGGTCTTGCAGGCGTTGCCGGTCAATCTGCGCTTGGCAATGGCCCAGAGCCGATTGAACAGCGGATCGCCGCGGTGGGCGTAGAACGGGGTAACCTCTTTCTGCGCCTCATAGCCACGGTGGACAACGCTCTGCTCGCCGAGGATATTCTTCTGAAGCTCCACGTCAGGGTTCAGCTCCTCGTTGAGTTCTTCGAGGTCTTCACCCAGGCGGCGGTAGTTCGGAGTACCCTCGCCGAAGTTGGTGTCCACGAGGTGGGCCAGATACTTTCTTTCCATTTTCCCTTCCATGGGTTTATCACTCCTTACTTGTCAAATTCATTCTCATACCTGAGTGTGGCAGAGATAGTCCAGTCTTCCACGCCATCCTGATACGGGGCGTTCAGATGGGCCGGGTTGGTGCGGGTGACAGACTTAATGACACGGTTCCCGGAGCCGAGGGACGGATAGCCGGATAGCTTATGCTCTGTGCCTTGGATGGTCACCGGCTGCAGCTCCAGCCACTTGCCGAGGGTGTCCAGGAACTCCTTCATTTTCAGGCGCTGCGCCTCGGTCTTAGCCGCCGCCCGATACACGACCGTGAACGGGTAGAGGCACACCTGATGCACATGCCCGGTGATATCCTCTTTGTTGGAGAGGATCGCCGCGCCGCTGGTCGGGAAGAAGCCGATGCCAGCGGTATCTTCCAGCGTGGAAAACTTAATGCTTCTCGTGCCGAGACCGGGAAAGCGATTCAGCAGAGAAACAAGAACGCTGCTGACGGCTTCGGAGCCGTCAACATCAAATGCGGTTTGCTTGGGGGTAGGCATCAGCCTCCACCTGCCCTTCTCTTAACTTCTGCGATCCAGAAAGCGCCGTGCTGCGCCTTGGCCGTATCGAACCAGTGTGACGTGGCCGTGCCGCTGGAATAGGAAAGCCGCCTGTTTGTGGGTACCTTGTGCTCGCCACGCCGCGCCCACGGCGACCCGGTTTTCTCCCCGATCATCACAATGCCCTCATACTGGAATCGGGCATAAGGGCCGGGGAACTCGATCTCCGTACCGCCGTTATTTACCTTTGACCGCTGCTGCATACTGCCCGTGCGGATCGGCATATAGGGCTTACAGTCTTCGAGCACCTGATCTCCGAGCCACCGTTGCGCCTCCGTGAACTGACGGGAGAAGCGGTCGAACTTGATCTCAACCCGAAGGTTCCCGGCCACATAGGAGAAGTTCTTGAAGTGAAAGGTCTGGGACATATCATCGGCCCCCGATCTCGAAGTGAGGCAAGAGGCCGAGATACTTTGCGGAGGTGATCATGTAGACGCCGTCATGATCTTCGTTGAACGCGCTGTACAGGCCGGTGTCACCGTATGCATCATCCGGGACGGGATCGGTGGACGGCCATTCGGCGTCCAAGATGAAATCCTGCTCCGGGGTAAAGGTGAGGCAATCAGCAGGCGCATTCGTAGCCGCGTATGCCTTTGGAGTGACGTAGGCTTTTGCCCCGGCCTTTGTCTTTACAACCTTCGCGGCGCTGCTGTGGACGATGATCTCCACGCTGTCGCCGTTGGTCTGTCCGGCGAGGGGCGTTTTGTTGGCGCTCTCCGTGGCAATCAGATCGACCCCTTCGATGACAGACGGATACCAGGTATCGCCGTGCATACAGAACAGGGTGATCGTGTGGTCATACATGACTATCTCACCCCCGCATACAGGAGGTTGATGCCGTTAGCGTCGGGGATGTTGGCGAGGTATCGGGAGACGATGCTGCCGATCAGCTTTGCCCGCTCCGCCTCACTCGCAGCAGCTGCAGCAATGGAAGAAGCCGAGGCCCCGCTCGCCGAGAAGGAGATGCTCTCCCGCCCGGACGAGATAGAGGCCACGGCTCCCCGATAGCTGCCGTCCTCTGCTTTGTGAGCAGCGGCGGCTCTCTGCTGTTCGTCGATATGGAACAGGGCTTCGGCTACGGCACACACGGCTTTCTTCACCTTGACAACATGGGCCTCATGCGTGGGCATGGCAAAGGTCAGCCGCCCGAAGGTCAGCGCGTCGATCTCGTCGCTTGCCATTTCCAGCCAGCGCGGGGCGACGGCCTGCGTCAGATCGGAGCCATAAAAGCTCTCGGTATAGAACTGATAATCCGCGTATGCCATATTCGCTCCTTACTCCGCGCCTTTGCTGGATTTCTTCCTGACCGGCTTTTTCTCCGGCACAGGAGCTTCAGACGCTACGACAGGCTCATAAGTCGGAGACTTCCGCATCTGTTCGATAACGTCCTCATTGTCCGTCGAAACAAGGTTCCCAGACAAAAGGTTTCTGAACAGCATGATCGAACCCTCCCCGGCTTAGCCCATGGTGTAGTAGGTGGTGCCGTTGGCGAAAGCCTGGATGTCGGCCACGGTGTACACGCCGTTGCTCACGGTGTAGTAGGTCTTGGTGGCGTCGAAGGTCGCGTTGGCAGCGACTGCGGTGAACACGCCCTTCTTGAAGATCAGGTCGGGGGTGACCGTCTTCGTGCCGCAGGAGAAGAAAAGCTCCAGACCGTAGGCGTTGGACAGAGGGATCTTCTCCACGTTGTAGGGAGTCGCCATGACAGGCTGGGCGACCGCGCCGTCCACCAGCAGGATATAATCGCAGCCGTTGGGGAGGTTCACGCAGCTGTAGGTCTTGACGCCGTGCCAGACCTTGAACTCCTCCGCAGATGTGTCCACATTGGCGTTGTTGGTCTGGGTGTCGAGCTGATTACGGACCTTGCCGTAATACTTCGGGGACAGAACCAGATGCATCAGCGCACGGGGGACGCCGTCGACAAAATCATTCTTCGTGGTTTCGCACTCCTGAATGATCGCCTCGAGCTCTTCCTCCACCTTGTCGTAGCCGCTCAGGTTGAGGGCGATCGCGCTGGCGTAGGCGGTGGCGAAGAACTTGGTGTCCAGATATGCGATCATGCGCAGCGTGTGGTTCTGGCCACGGCGCTGCACGAGGCCGTCGACGCCGTAGAGGGAAGTGTCCTTCTCCTCCATCTCCTCGACGAACTCCTTGTCATCGTCGATGGCAACGGTCACGGGCTTGGCCTTGATCTTGTTGCCAGCGCCAGCAGCGCGGGCGGTGCCGTAGGCCTGCGGCTCCGCATTGGCGAAACGCTTGGCCTCCACGGAACCCGCGGTGGGATCGCCGGAGAGGTCGCGGTTCTTCATGTTGGTGGAAATCGCGCCCTTCTGGACGTTCTCGATCACCTTGCCATACTCTTCCTTGAGGAAGTCGTTGGCCTGGGGATCGGTGCCAGCGGCCAGGATTGCCAGAGATGCTACTCTTGCCATAATCAAATCATCCTTTCATAGTTAGAAAATTTTGGGCGGGGTGTATTTCTCGCCCTTGCCTTTTCCGCCGTCCCCGGCAGAGCCGGTGAAACGGGCAGCACCCTTCTCGAGGGCGGCAGCTTTCTCCGCTGCCTCCTTCTCTTCGGCGGTCTGATAAAGACCCTTGTCCTTTTCCTTGGCCGACTTCATGAAGTCATCGAAGCCAAAGAAAGCGTTGTCCTTCCATTTGAGGCCGCTGTCCTCGGACATGGCCTCGGAGACCAGCGCATTCCGGGCGAAGGGGGAAGTGACGCCGTACTCATCGAGCTTGGCTTTGAGCCAGTCTTTCTGGTCGCGCTGCAGGATCTTCTTATCGAAGTCCGCCTGAGCATTTTTCGCCTGATCCTGATAGGTCTGGATCTCCTGCTGAATCTGCTCCGGGGTCTTATCCCCGAACTTTTTCAGCGTGTCCTCGGCGGTGGTCAGCCGCCCTTTGAGATCGTCCCGCTCTGTGGTGAGCTTCGAGATCTCCGTGTCCTTGACGGACTTGGCGTGCTCAATGTCCTTGCCGTTGATCTCCAGGACTTTCGCAGCCTGCTCCTCGGTGATGCCGAGCGCAATGAGTTCTTCCTTTTTCATGGGTGTTCCTTTCTCAGCTATGCTTTTTATGGGGTCGCTCCCTCGCTGCCGGGCATTGATTACGACCGCCCGTGGTCGAAGTTTGTACCCGCTCCCGGCTCATGCGCCGGAAAGCAGGCATAAAAAAGCGCCCTCTCGGGCGCAGCGCGTGGGTATAAGAAAAGCCGCCTTGCAGATGCAGGGCGGCTAAACTTCAAAGTTGTCGAAGAATTTGTCAACTACGCTTTCAAAGAGATCGTCATACGGGGCGTTGTCGGTGATGGCCTCGTGAATCCTCAGGAGTTCATCATCGGAATAATCCCTGTCGTTGGAAAGGGACACGCCGCTGTGCTTCTCAATGAAAGACAGCTCCTCGGCGGTAAACACCGCCGCTACGTTCTTCATACCATCACTTCCCTCCTTTCAGCTTTTCGACCTTCTTCGAACTGGTCGGCCAACAGGTTATCACCTTGCCGGTGTCGACATTGATTGCGACCGTCGCATGTTCGCCTATGAACTGCTGGGATCGGTCTGATCTGATTTTACCGAGACCGAGCGGCTTTGTCAATGCCTCTGTCACATGGCCAGCATTCAGGCCGCGCTGGACAGACCGCGTATAGATGTGCGTTTCAACGTCCCGGATCTGGACGCCCGTGGAAGTCTGCCCAGCCTCCATCACCTTATCCTTGAACCGGCTGACCTTCCCTGCGGTCGCGGCAGCCTTCGCCGCTTCCTCGCGGCTCCATTTGGCAGCGCGGACGCGATCATCGTACCGCTTCAAATCATTGTCCTTGCAGAACTGATTATAAGCCTTGTTCTGTTGGGTCAGTTGAACCGCTGTCTTGTCGTAATCCTCCTGCAGCTTCGCTTTCGCCTCTGGATCAGAGCAGTTATCAATCGCTGTTTTAAGGCCCAGCAGTTTCGTTTTGCTGTGGCGGATGGCGCGTTCCATGGTCCTCTGCTGCTGTGATAGATCATAGGCTTTCTTATTCTCCTCGGCGTCGAAGCCGTCATAGGGATTATGCCCAACGGTGCCGGGGCCGAAGGAGTGGCGGCAGTTCCATCCGCACAAGCCCTCGCCGGTGCCGTAACCAGTCACAGAGAACAGCGGGAGATCCGGCGTCGCTCCGTTCTTGGAATAGTGCTTTCCCTGCCACCACGCATGATTCCCGGCGTTCTCGCCGCCGTCGCCGTAGCGAGCGCCCAGGTGCGCAGAGACAAGGATCACGTCCCAGCCGCGCTCCTCCATACCCCGGAGGGACATCTCCCCAGAGGCCTGCGCTGTGCCGGTTCTAACGCAGCGCAGCACGGCGGTCTCGATGGTGTCCACATGGCCGGACGGGTATCTGACCACCGCCTGCTTCTCTGACAGCTCTGCCACCGCATCGGCCACCGCTGCAGCATAGGACTGAGCGCCCGTTACCACTTTCAGGTGGGCTTCGTCACAGACGCGCATGAACCGCTGCTCGCTGGCCTGCGCCGTGGTGCGAGTGAAGTTGTGGATCTCTCCGTTAGTGCGCTGGTAGGTGTCCACGAGGATCTTCATCAGGCTTTCGGATTTCAGGAGCGGAACAGATTCAAGGCCCTGCGCTACATAGAACGCATCGTCATAGGCCCACGCCCGGATACCGGCGTCCTCAAAGATAGCAGCTACCTCGGCGTCGGACTTCTTTGTCCACTTCTGGATCTCCTCCGTCAGCGCCTCATAATGGCCCGCTGCTTCCTGGTAAAGCTGGAGCTTCCATTTATCGGACGCGCCGAAAGTAAAGCTGTCGCCGCGTTCTAACCGTGCCATGAGGCGCTTGATAAGGTCTCTGGTGATCCAGGTATTCAGATCATCCAGCAGCGGGTACATCGTCTCTACGATTTCAAGCAGCTCCTGTGGGGTAAGCATGGGCCGCCTCCTTACTCAACGCCGAACAATCCCTTACTGAGATTCGCCTGCTCCGCTTCCTGCGTCAGCGCCCGTGCGTCCTCCTCGCTCATGCCCTCAAACTTGACGAAGTACAGCCACTTCGGTACCCATCCCTGCGCGGCGTAGGACTTCCAGGAAGCCTTGTCCTCCTCGTAGGAATAGGTGATATCGCCGAAGTTGAAGTTCAGCTCATACTCACCCAGCGGAGCAAGGCCGTACAGCTGCACCAGAGCGTCCATGCCATAGATTGCATCGTCGAGCGCGGTCTTCAGCGCGTCGCGGTCGGTCTTGATCGTCTGGATCGTGTCGCGGTCATCGGCCTCTACCTGTGTCGCGGTGATCATGCCGGTCTGCCCGTCAAGGACAAAGACGCCCTCGGAGAAGCCGCACTTCACTCCGGCGAGGGACAGGTTGAAGTTGATGTCCTTGATCCTCGCATCGGTCAGCATGGTCGGGACGTGTTCGTGGATGGCGCTGGTATCGGAATCATTCATACCCATACCGAGGCCCTTCACAAAGCGGGGCAGCGACAGGTTCTTGTTCTGCGCGTCCCGGATCACCTGTTGACCGACGAAGGTGACGTGCTTGCTGTCCTCCACCTCGCTGTCCTTGCGGCTGATGGCAACGTCGATCGCTTTCAGCTCATGCAGCGCACCGGCGAACACGGACATGCCGAGGGGCGACGTCGGATCAATCACGTTCGCGCCGGGCACACGGTAGTACCCGAACAACGGGCGCGTCAGGTTGGCAATGCCCGGAGTGTCGGGCAGCATATCGGCCCAATCATCCACCTCGGTAAGCGGTACCTCGTGGCCGAGATCGAGTTCGTCAGCGTGGCCGAGCTTGTTCTTGAAAGCTCTGTTGCTGACATAATAAAGGCCGTCCTTCTCAAAGCGGTGGTATTCCAGGCGGGTGTAATGATCTCCGTACTGCGTGGTCTGCGTGGCGAAGATCGCGCCGGTGATGTTCCCGTTATCATCCTTCGCCGTGATGCCGAAGGAGCCGTTCATCACGAAGTCCCATGTGCTGCCGTTCCACTTGATAATCATGCCGCCGTGCCGATCGGCCTCGGCCACCTGATCCGGGAGGCGCTGCAGCAGCTTCTTGATGATCTCCTGGTCATAGTCAGCGCGGGAGGAGCCGGAGCAGGCAATGTCGATATCCAGCACCGTCAGCTTCGCCCGGAAGTCTGCGATATGCTTCGCCATGTTCACGGTCTCGATATCATCGTCCGGGTCGACCCAGGGCGGACGTCCCGTCGAGATGCTGTCCCAGCGCACGATGGCAGAATTCATGTCGCTCGATTCAATGAGCTTTACGCCGAACACCTTTCCGATATCGGCATTGTTGGATAAAAACATCTGTCTGATCCTCCTCCACAGGCGACTAAAAAAATTCATGCTATCACCGCCCTTATACTATCCATTTCAATTCATTGCGGAGCACCGTGCGGCAGAAGTACCGCACCTGGTCCATGCTGTGGTCGTTCTCTTTGATAACCGTATCTTCATCCGCGTCTTCGTCCCACACATACGATTCGAACTCAGCGAAGGTGTTGATGCAGCTCTCGTGGAAGAACAGCACCCCGGCATTCAGGAACTTGGTCACGTCCTGAATACCGTTCAACACATCGTTGTTTGCCTTGACGCACGACCAGCGCCCGTACTTCTGGATCGTCTCGATCATGGAAGCAGCTGACGGGTCAATGACGATGTACTCGATCTCATAATCCCCGACCAGACCTTCCAGCATCTTGTAGTACGCCTCGTTGTCGACGCGCTTTGCGCTGCCGCCTTTGTAGTACAGCTCGCGGATCATGGTTGCTTTTTGCTCCACCACATCGAAGTCCCACAGGCCAGCGGCAAACGGGTTGACGGTGCCGTAGTCGATGGACACATAATAGCGGTGGAGCCTGTTTGCCTCTGCGATCTTGCTGACTGAATGGCGCTTCCGATTGAACATCGGATAGACAAGGCCCTCGGCGCGGATGCGCAGGCCGAGGATATCGCGCACATACCAGATGGAGTTTTCATCATACTGGCTGATGATCTCCTCCCGGCGCTCCTTGCTGATGTTGATATTCTGGAAGATGTTGAAGTGCCGGTAATTGAACCCGCCGATCAGCGTTCCCGCTGCATCTTTGGCGGCGTACACGTCAATGTACTTTGTGTAGATCGGAGCCGTTGGCGCGTCCGGGTTCAAGTCCCAGAAGATCTTCCGGCGCTTTGCTGCGAGCTGCCGGTTGAACGCTTCCTTGATCGTGTTGTCGTGGTGAAGGTTGATCTCCGTGGCGATCCACATACCGTAGGAATTACCACGGATCTTCTTGAAGCTGTCAGACAGCGCCCCGCCCGCGAAAATTACGATGCGGAGGCGGTAGCCCGTAGCCGGGCCTTTGATCTTCAAGCACTCATTGCCCTTGTACTTGCCCCACTTGCATTGTCCCCGGAAGATATATTCGAGGCCGAAGCCGTTGGCGTCGCCGATGTTCAGCTTCGCGTTGGCCATGGTGGAGCCGGTGGCAAGGTGGATCTTGTCCGGCGTTGTTTTCAGCTCATGAGCAAAGGCAAAGACGTTATCAATCGTCTTGCCGGAACGGACAGCGCCCTCGAGGATATTGAAGGTGCAGCTCTCGCACCGGCGAATATAATCCTTGTGCTCCTGGCTCCAATTGAAGGGGATGGTGCGCCGCTTCCGCAGGAGGCTACTTGTCGCCGCCATAGATATCCGCCTCCACAGCGTCCAGGTCTTCTACCTCCTCGGTCTCCCCGGCGTCCTTTGCTTTCTTGTACTCGAACTCCTCGCGGCGGAGCTTCATCTCGTCTTTGTGCATCTGCATCTCCGGGCTTTCGCCGAGAGTATCGCGCAGGAACGTGGCGGCCCTGACGTTTCCCTTCATGGCCTGATTGACCATAGCCACCATGACGGCCATCTGATTTGTCAGGTCTTCCTCCTCGATCCCGAATGCGGTCATGAGCTGGATATTCTTCTCGCTCGTCACGCCCATATCCAAGATCAGTTTCGCCGCCGCTTTCATGGTTCTCTTGCGACGCCGCGCCTCGCCAGATGCAATACCTCCCCTTCGGCCCTTTTCCCTTGCTTCCTCCTCGGTTCGGACGGGCCTAAGGTTCTGCTCGTTTACCATGTCGCCACCTTCCTATAAAACGGCTGGGCGTGGTGAAGGAGGAGCAGCCACACCCAGCCTGAAAAGAAGTAGGCTTCTATTTGCCATATCGGTTCAGCATCGTCTTCTCCCATCCACGGAACTTATCCCGCTCGACAATATCCTTGTCGCAGCGGCGGTCACAGCCCTTGTTGGATCGCTTACAGATGCACACGGTTTCCCCGTGCTCCGTTCGGATGTAAACCTTGATAAGCTCCTTGTCCTTCATGATGCATCACCGCTTCCTGTTTCTTTTCTCTGCTTTCCTCTGTTTCCTGCCGATGTACTCCCGCTCGGCGTCAATGTATGGAGAAAGCGGACTGCGCTCCCGGCGCTTGTCCGCCTGGTATATCCGCTCAATGAGGCTGTTGTCGTTCCACACCTCGATCCTTACGCCCGTCCGAAGCAGCGCATTCGCTTTCCTGGCAGATGAGGTCACCAGCAGCGGCTTCCTCGACCGGCAATCTATAGCAACGAAGGTGTTATAGTTCGCCATCGCCGATCTCCTTCACAAGCGTCTCGTCGACGTCCACCGGTGGGAAGTTGTCCCGGATCTTCTTCAGATCGCCCTTGTAGAACACCAGCACATTCTGGTGGGTCTTTACCACCTTGCGCCCGCTGTTGAACTGGCGGGCGGCGCGGAGCGCCCCGGTCGCGATCTGCGTTACCAGGATGATCTCGTTGTAGTAGGCAAGGCCGCAATCCGTGAATGCGTCCTGCGTGTCCTTGACGAAGTTCCGATACACCCCGCGCTTGTCACGGACATCCCCGACCACGAACACGGCGAAGCGGTCTTTTTTCAGCTTCCGGCAGGCTATGGAAATGATCTCCCGATATACCCGTAAGAAATCGGGATACTTCATCGTCGAAATATCCCGAGGGTTATCACTGTACACTTCCAGATCCGCATAGGGCGGACAGGAGAAGATCATGTCCGCGCTTTCGTCGGCGACATACTTATCCGCGTTCAGGGAATCGTCACAGATGTACCGTGGGGAAACGCCGATTGCCTCGGCCTGCCTCACGTCCTCGGCGATCTGCTCTTGCGATAGATCTATTCCCGTGTAGTTATAACCGAGGTATGCAGCTACCACGCCGCGCACAGAGCCTCCGGCAAAACAGTCATAGATGGAGCCGCCCGGTTTGTTGAACCAGTAATACATCAGCTCCGTGAGTACCGGGTCAAATACGCTGGTGCCTGTCAGGTTGGTGTTCTTCTGGCTATTCTTTGCCAGATCATCGAGGCCGCCGCCACCGAGCAGGCCGTGAGCGCGGCCCTCGCCGCTGTTGATCCCGAGATTGATCCAGGCTTTCTTCCGCTCCTGCCATGCCCCGGATCGGCAATCGAGGACGGAGAAAGGCGGCATTCCGTATCTCTCCGCAAGGCTCAAATCGTTCTGGTTCGCTGCATTGTAGCGGGAAGGTTTCTCTTCATCGAATCCCCAATCCAGAACGAGGTCGCCGAAGTCCAGTCCCTCCAGCTCGTCGGCCAGCAGCTCCATATCCCAATCGGCGATCTCGGCGGTCTTGTTGTCCAGAAGCCGGTATTTCCTTTTCTGTTCATCGGTGAGACCGTCGATCTGTACGACCTTCGCCTCCGTCCAGCCGAGGGAATACATAGCTTTGAGCCGGGTATGTCCGGCAAGGATAACGTGCGCCTCGTCTACAATGATAGGCGAGTTATAACCGCATTGTGAGAAACTTTCGGCCACCGCCTGCACAGCGGCGTCATTGATGCGCGGGTTTTTCTCATAGGGCTTTATTTCGCCCAGAGGCAGGGTGAGAATTTTCATGGTCGCTCCTCCGATCTGTAATCATCGGAGCGGTTGAATAGAGAAACCGCACCTCCGTCATGGCCGGGGCGAGCGGCTCGGGAGATGCGGTTACGCAATGATAAAAATTTACAGCTTGGATTTTATCACACTCCTTATTAAGTTGTCATTAAGGACTTTTTAAGGAAATACCGTCAGCCCCGTGTCACCTGATCGGCCAGCTCCCAGAGGCCACGCTCCCAGGCTTCCGTCCTGTCAGGCTCCGGGAGGAGCGGAGCGTCCTCGTTCATGCAGGCCGGGAGCAGAGGGCACTTGCGGCACCCGTCGCCCTTGCACCCTGTCCAGAACTCATTGCAAATGCTGTCGATGATCGCCCCCTGTTCCGGGGTGATGTAGTTCCAGCCCATGAATCAGCCCTCCAAAGCCGCCATCTCTTCGATGGCCCTCTCTGCGGCATATCTGCCGTGATCGTTCAGCATCCGCTGCCATGCGCCCTCAGAAGGTGCCCAGCGGAAGCCTCTGCCCTTCAAGATCTCTCTGATCTTTTCGTCCGGCTTTCCGTCGAAGATAAACTGAATGCGCCCGATCTCGTGATTCTCTTTGAGAATGAAGCCGTCGCCCTGCTTCGGGCCGACGTTCTCGGCGGCTCTCTCCGCCTCTTTTTGCAGCTGCTCGATACGGCCACGAATGCGGCGGATATTCGCGTTGTTGTTCGAGAGCGCCCAGCTCGGGAAGGAGCCGAATTCGTCAGGCCTGCGATCCGGGCAGCCGTCCAGGGTTTTATGCTTCCGATAATAGGCGTTGATCTCCTTCATGTGCTCTTGCAGACGTTCCAGGCCCTCGAGCTTGAGCTTCAGTTTCAGCATGGCGTCAGGATCGTCGCTCATGACCCCGCCGAGGCCGGTACTCTTGATCTTATCGAGGAGGCCCTGAATCTCCATGTATTCCCGCTCGTTGGTATCACGGGCGGCGTTCTGCTTCTCTTTTGCCCGCACCGGGAAGTTGCTGCCGCCGGTGATCAGGATGGAGGGGACGCGGGCGTCAATTTCGTAGCGGTGATTCAGGTTATCGGCCAGCTTCCGGGCGTAAGCGTCGAGGAGCCGGTCGATCTTCTCGTGATACTCCGTCCCGACACGCTCCTTCTGGCGCTCTGCAATGGCAGCGGCGTTGTCTACCAGGCGGCGGTATTCAGCGGTGGCGGAGCCCTCGATGTAGTCGAAGTAGCTGTTGGCGTTCTTGGCACGCCTTGCCGCGTCCTCGCGGATGGGGTAGTATTTGACGTTCTCCATATTATTCCTTTCTGCCCTCGTGACCTCCGGGGCGGGCTATTTGAAGTGAGATAATCGGTTAAATTCGTTTGGATTATTCGAACTTTTCCATCAGCCGCTTATAGTAATCGTGCAGGGCCTCGCCGTAGTCATCGAAGTAGTGACCCCAGTAGTAATCAATCTCGCCATTCTCATTGACGATCGATTCCCAAGTGACATACTGAGCTCCGAGCCGCGTCACCGTTCTTCCGAGGACGATTCGTTCCGTCCTTCCGTCACACTCCATACAGGCTTCCGCTTTGAGGATCGTGTATCCTTGGTTGGTTTCCTCCGGGATGGCGTCCCGAATTGCGCGAAATTCTTCCTCTGTGGCCTCGATGGTGTACGGGTATTTCATCAGGCCGGGTGCTCTTGTGATTTTCATTTTCGAGACCTCCTTATCTCAGCGTGTAACTGTTGCCTCTGGCGTTGACGACGTACTGGACGAACACGCGGCCCGTGCGGGTCTTGCTGTAGTGCTTGGTGATCTTCTCAATCTCTGAAAGCCGGACGCTTTTGCATTTAGGCTGGCGGCGGATGAACGGGAGGACCGTTTGTTTGGCAGCTCCGGGAAACTCCTGTTGTTTCTCCATGTACCGTATGCGGTACCGCTCGGCCTCTTTGTCCTGCTGGGCCACGGCCTCCTCTCTGGTGCCATACCACTTGGAGCCGTTGCGGTGCTGCCGACCGATCTCGTAGAACACTTCACTGGACAGGATCTCGAGGTTGCTGGTCCAAGCGGTCTGCAATGCGTCCTGGCTGTTCGGTGTGACTTTGTCGGTGACGCGACCGACAATCAACTCGAGGCCTTCCAGGCGATAAAACCGTTCATTGATACGAGTAACGGGTTTTCCGAAGTTTTCCAACGTCACCCTGATAATCTCTTTTCCGTCGGTGAGGTCGATCTTTCCGATCTCGCCCTGGCTGCCGCTCATGGTAGCGGTGTTGATCAAGTACCCTTTGGCCATCCATTCAGCCACGGCCTCGGTGAATTTGCGGTTGATCTGCTCGAACTTCATTTTTTATTCCTCCTGTCCTTTGATGGCTTCATTATAAAGGATTTCCTAAACGATGTCAAGAGTTTTCTTCATGTTTTTCTAAATATTTTCAAGATTTTTCTGTTTATCATTTAGAATTTTCTTGACTTTTGAAAGAGGCGCGTTTATGATAGCCGTGGAGGTGGTCAAATGGATATATCCCGGAAGATCAAAGCCGCCTGCGCCTATGCCGGAAAATCCGAAGCGCAGCTTGCGCGAGAAATCGGCACTTCCCCGTCAGCATTCAATCAGCGCCTCAAAACGGGGAAATTCGCATCGGATGATCTGGACAAGGCAGCCGAGGCCCTCGGAGCGCAGTACGTCGCATACTTCGAGTTCCCGGACGGCACCAAGATATGAGAAAGCCCGGACAGGTGAGTGTCCGGGCTTTCTCATGAGGAAGTGGTGCTATGGATTACAGTTTTTTGTTTCCGGCTCTATCGTGCCTGACCCTCGGTTCCTGATTCGGAACGTACACGATCAAATCAGAAAGATCGCAGTTGAGGGCCTCACAGAACAGGTCAAAGTGTTCCAGGTTGATCCTCTCTGCGATCTCGTGATAGTAGTCGTTGATGGTTGTCGGCCTGACGCCCGTCGCTCGGGCAAGATCAGCCTGTGTCCAGCGTCTTTCGCCCAAAACGCGGGACAGTTTAATTCTTATCATTGCGCAGCCGCTCCTTTATGTGATAATCTACCAAAAATCCGCAGATTTCGGTGCGAATTGTTAGATTATCACTTATTCCGTTATGGAGGGCTTTTCCGGGCGGAGCGCGTATAAAGCAGAAAAAGACCAGCAGCTGCACCAT